CTAAGTATCCAGTTACAACTGCGTGTCAGCTGTATTTCTACCCACTATTAGAAAAAGAAATGTGATCTTTTGCAAAACCCAACCCTGACCGTCGTCCCCATCGCCATCGATAGATGGGAAGATAAAATCTCCCGGAGTCATAATAAAGCCGACCTGAATACCTAATGAATAAGGAGATTCTGAGCCAGTCGTTCGAATAGACTTTCTCATGGCAATACCTATCGTTGACTGAGCGCGAGAATGAGCCAGCAATGTCGGAGTATTTGTGTCAACTACAATTGTTTCATTCGTTGTGGACTGAGCGCATGGGGCCTTGCCTCTTCGCTTGACTAAATCAGGCTGATTCTCTATAGCTTTTGATTCTAGACGTTCTCCATTAACAACCTCTCGGAATATTTCTGCATCCTGCGAGAATTCAAAACCTTCCTCAGCATCATCTTCCGATTGAGATTGATTGCTTGAGGTTTCCAACATCTTACTTACGCCCTTATCCCGAAGATAAAGATTTATATCTTCCTTTTCAACCGGGCCAAGAATACTATAAGTCTGAGGAAGACGAGTCTCATTTATTGAATCGTATGTCAATGTAGAAAAGGTATATGAACAACGGATATTGCCACCCATAATAGCAATAGGAGCAGGAGATATAACCATAGGAACTTTGGTGGAGCTAAAATCGCTTTCAGTAACAGGAACGCAGTCGGCCTCATTATCTGGCCTCGGCTCTATGTCCGTTCTTTGAATAATCCATGGATTATCCTCGTTACCTGAAAAGGTAACGATAATACGTCCAAGATGCTGACGAACCTGTATCCTCAAGCTTCTATCCTTGAACAAAGAACGGCCTGTAGCGCCTCTATATGTAGAAAGCCTTCTCAACTTCTTGCCGTCTGTTAAACCTACTGTCTGAACAGGTCCGTCGTCGCCTGTACTTCCATCTCCACAAGGAGAATCCTCACCTGTCGATTCGGACTTACTTTCTGTTTCGCCCTCTTCCTTAATAGGCTTAGTCTCATAAACAACGCCTGCGTGACAAAATATGGGGTTTGAGTTCTCTGGTATAATAATCCAATATTCATGACCTTGATCTAAGTTATGACAATCATCACGAAACGGCCCTTCTAAACCAACGCCAAGCTGTATCATATAGTACGCTTGTCTTGTGAAATCAAATCTCTTCAAGGCGTTTATATCTACATTGCCTTCTCCGTCAAGCTCTATAAGTGCCTCTTGGGGAATTGTTCCATTTTCATTTTCAGGAATAGAATTTACATCAAGATATTTAAACTCTTCTCGCATTACGAAACGAGAACTACCTAAATTTGGAATATCGCTCTGTATGGCATCCTTTGTAAACTCAACATAAAAGTCTTGTCCCTGAAACAATGGAGTTCTCTTAACTGTTCTCCAATGAATGCCTGGATTTATCCCAAAGAATACATCTTCTTCGCTTGACGCATTGGGTTGCAATTCCTCTAACCTAGCAATAGGGCTGCCTGATTTGTTTGCAAGTTGAGCAGGAGCTAGCCAGTCAGAACCAGTTGTTTTTTCAATGCCTTCCTCGTTGGAAGTATTAGCAGCAGCGTTTATAACGGAATAACCCCATCGAGAGGAAAACTGATATTGTAGTCTCTCGAATTCGTCTTCAGGCTCAATATCTTCCTCAGAAGGGCGGACAAGATAACTAGAATACAAGCTACCTGTGTTTATCCACATATGATGAGATGCCTGAGGTAAAGACTGAACGCCTTCGCCTCCCTCAACTGTCAACAATGGCAAATCATCTGGACCTGTAATAAGATCTTTTCGTATACCGCTATAGAACTCAAGCCTTTCGAGAGGCGTAACTTTCGATGTTTTCTCATCAATAATAGACTGGTTCTTTGTCGCTTCGTCTTCTGATTCTTTTCTTTTGACAGCGCAGATAAAGTTATGCTGATACTGCGGCTTCTCAGCCAGATAGATACCGTCTATACGGTCTCCTGTTACAGTAGTTACTGCACGAAGCTTTTGTCTCATATGTTCTGGGGCTGAGACAATCGTTTCAGGAGAAAAGATAAATCCCTGATCCTGGCGACGGCGACGATACATGGGCTTGTTTTCCCAAATAGTACAAGCGCATTGTAGCTTCCCTTGAAAACCGGGTACTCCGGTCTTGAAAGGATACCCTTGTGGGTCTAGTTTTGGTCCATCACAGTCAGACATCAGTCATCTCTCTTCTTCTGCTTAACATCAAGCAGAACGTTCTTTGGAGTAAAGGTTAATCCTCTTATATTTCCTTCGGCATCTTGATAATAAAATCTTGTATATCCTGAAGATGAAACAAACCCCACAGTAGGTATGTCGCTAATGGACATTGTTTCTTTGAAAGATTCAATCGCTGATGGCTCATAAGGGAAAAGTATATTTGTGTTTTTATCATTGAGACCTCGTATAACCGAGTCGTCCAGTTCTCCTACACAAAAAACTGGTCTAGCGTTTGGTGAAGTCGGGTCCAGGTCTGATAAAAGCGACTTTGTATCAGGATCGAATATGCCAGAATCGAATGTTCTAACAAATAGCATTCCGTCTACTATATATGAGATATTGATTCTATTGGTAAAATCATCTACCACAGCACTTAAATTTGAGATATATGCTGGCTCTTCAATCTCATTATGCTTATGGAAAAATAAACCGTCCCGAGCATCATCCCCTTCTCTAGGCCCATACCAGCTTCTACCACTATCTGAACTAATTCTAGCGTAAAGAAGACCATTCTCTACATATAAAACCTTTAGACTTCTTCTAGCATCTTTAAAGGGAACATAATTAACTTGTGCAAAACCTTCAGAAAAGTCTTCAAAATCGCCTGCCTGTTCAAATCTTAAAAACTTTGCAGCAGTATCTTCTTCTCTGTCAACATTTTCTTGTTTTCGCTGCTCAGTTATATCAAGCTGCTCATTCAGGAATTCGCCAGAAATATTTCCCACAACAACATAAGATACAGTCTGTCTGACCTGTTTTCCTTCTTCTGTAAAATGAGCAACTCCAAAGTCAGCAGGAGTATCTTTATCGAATATTACCGGCCTTCTCCATGCTTTGAAGGCATCTTCGGCAACCATAATTCCAGATGGTATTTCTTTTTGCATCAGCGTACCGCCGGTCACATAAAACAGGTGGATATTTCCTGATTCGAAATCAGTTATAGCATATGGAAAGGAAACATCTTCGCTTCCTGCCGTAAATACCACTCCCTTATGGTCGAACCATGTGTCTCCCAAATCAGAGCTAACAAGACAAGATATCTCAGTCGTGCCGCCATCCACAACATCTCCGTTGCCTGGCTGAGTTCCGTATTCACCGACGTTAGCCTTTGTGTCTTCATAGAAGACATACCAATTACCCTTGGCGTCAAAACATGTTGTAGCATTGCCTGCTATTCCTACTCTTATCTCTTCGTATATATCCTCATTTATAGTTATCATCTCTATAGTAACGTTCTCTATAAACTTCAATACTTCGCCTTCAATACGAAGACTGTCATCTGAATAATATCTAGAGTCAAGCAAAATAAATTGCTCGCCACCACGAAGAGCGCCTGCATAAACAAAGCCAACATTATCAATGACTTCCCTTGAATTAGGGAAGATAAAAGTAGCCGATCTTTCTCTTAGGCTTAAAAATCCCTTTGTTGGAGTGTATCTTAGTCGGATGTTCTTTATCTTACGATTATCAAGTCCTGTAACAGTTATGACCCCATTGCTGTCATCATGAACAAAAGACGGCTGAATCTTCTCATAAACCTCTGAAGGGTTCTTTAGTCCACGAACAATCATGCCGCCCTCAACCGTTATTTCTGTTCCCTTAGCATAGCCAGGCTGATTGCCAATAATCTTATCAAAACCTATAACATCTAAAGAGTCCTGAGTTGCGCTTTCTATATCTGGCGGATTGTGATTCAAACTATTATCTAGGACATCATGCTCAACCTTCTGTAGTTGACGACGAATGTCACTATCTCTAATCTCAGTCCACTTCAAAATTGTTTCCGAACTATCTGAATCAGCAAAAAGCAAATAAGCTCTCTCGGCATACGGATGAATGCCTATGCTCATACTCTCTCCGCCAACAGGATTAGTAAAGACCCAAATACCTCCATCTGGCTCTAGCGCGAACTGTGGGGTAAACCGCTCAATAAAAATACGCCCTCGCTTAGAGAGTGGAATGAAGAAGAACGGAGTACGAATAAACATGTCCGCCTGAAGGGTTCCACTTGTGCAGGCTTGATCTGTAACGAAGAATTCATTACAACTTCTAACGAAGTAAGCACCGCCTTCAATTGAAGACATCTTTACGCTATCAAACTTAGCACTTGTAAGATCATAATTACTACGACCTGGCACGTTGTTTCTAATAAGATCGAGGTTAGGAAATCCGATACCAGTTGTATCTGGGTTCTCTGCATCTGGTTTACTTGCAGTCCTAATAGCAGCAGCAAGATCTCGCTGATACCCGTACTTCTCGTTATCAAAGACTGCGCTATTTACATGGTCGCTAATATCAAACAAAAAACCTCGAAGAAGTCTCGAAGAACTATCACTTTCAACTATCAACTCTCCATTATCAGTAAAGCCTGGACCAAAATCAATAAAACTATCTAAGAATGATATCCACCATTCCTGGTCTTTAATCAAGTCAGCAGGAATCAATAACTCTACTGCGCCAGCAAAGCCAGCATCGACAGAGAATATACCCCTAGTGTCTGCCGCATAGTAGCCTAGAATAAATGGACTTTTAGTCTTTGTATCATTAAGAACTTCAATTAGTCTTTGTCCCTGAATCTCTTCAAGTATTAATTTATCTTCTCTCTGCTCTACCGTTAGCTCTATATTCGCTCTAGTTTCTTCATCATCTGCCAAGTCTTCAAGATCGGCTCGAATATTTTGAGAAAATACATTATGTTCCTTGTGAACATAGAAATTAAATGGCTTGAAATTCCAAGCTTTAACTTGATCGATACTAATACGGGCAACTGATGGACCAGGGAATACAAAAAAGAAACTTCTAGTTTCAATAGCATGACGAAGCTCGTCATTCAATACCGCATAATAAGATATGTACAAACGATTGCCAGCTTCAAGCGGTGGGATAGCAGGCTCACTTCCTTGCTGGGGGGTGCCATTGAGAGCTTCTTTCGTTAACTTAATTCGTATCTTCCTGTCAACAAGATCATCGCCACCGTTGTTTTTGAATACATTCGACCCGCCCCGAGAACCACCTGCGTTATTGTCTCCTCGGTAGTCATATTTTCTTTCGTCACGAAATATATCAACAAACAAATTATCTTCCGGTTCGAATGATGCAGATATTTGGCCTGTACTATCTATTCTCCACCCTCTGAATCTATCGCCAGGAGAAGCTCCGATATTCTCAAGTTCTTCGACTGTAAACTCAAGAGGAGCAAGAGTCACTCCAAGAACTCCCGCGACAGGCACCGGCATCCTGTATTCAAATATACCTTCTTCATGAGTTCTAGCTTCCTCAAGAATTTGCTCAGTAAGAGTTATAGTTCGATTGATTCGATTCTCACCATCCATAAAGTGAAATATAAACTTCGATATAGTTGGTTCAAAATCGCCAAGCATTCGACAACCCAAAGCGCCACCGATGCCAGCGCCAGCACCTCCGCCAAGACCACCGAATATTCCAGCCACGCCTCCGCCGCCAGCTAAATCATTCAGTGTTGTGCCTGTAACTCCCGATCGAACAGAGTATTGAAGCTCAGCGCTGATACGATTAGACGGAAGAATCTTGACCTCATTATCGCGTATGGTAGCTACTTCAGGAATGCCGCCCTGAGCAATAAGCTCAAGCACATTGAATGCGGTAGCGCCTTGGACAAATGGAGCGCATCTACTCATATACTATCCTCATGTGATTAGTTTCTCATATTTAGATCATCGACAACTTTGTGGGCAGCGGACTCGGTTATCATGCGGAAAGAACGATAAATTTCTTTCTTTAGTTCTTCCACAATCTGTCTTTTATCGCTAGGTATAAGTTCTATTCTAACCCTATAGGTATCGACAGCGGAAGCCGTAGCCCTTTCAATAAGGCTTGCAGTTCCGCTTGATGAAGTAGGAGGGTCTATAGGTGTTCTACTGATAGAATCCGGAGAGCCTGTGGACGTTCTACTAATAGAACCCGATGGCCTATCTGATCCGTCAAGAAATTCGCTTGTGCCGTAACGACTGCCTTCTGCGCCTGCGGCACCTGTACCTAGGTGTCTACCCGTCTCTGACATCCAAGACATCACAGCTTTTGAGACCTCCGCAGGATCCAGAGCCCCACTTGCTTGCGTAAACAAGGAAGCAAGCGGATTGCTTTCGGTCATTGACTGTAGCCATTCATCAGTTAGTCCTGAATTGTCGCCGATTATACCACCTGGTACATATCTTTGCGAGTTCTCAAAGCCTCGACCGCCAAAGCCTGTTCTAACGCCAACAGTTCTATTATTGGTAGCAGCCATCATTCCGCCAAGACGAGTATTTTGGTCCACAACAATCTTAGTAAACATGCCTTCGCCGGTCATCATGGAACTAATAGCAGATACCCAGCCATCTCTAATAGTTTTGGAAAGACCTGCTTGCTTCGTTCTCTCTGATGTAATCTTTCCATCCATCTCAAGAAGTTCCGTTGTCATCTGGAATTCTAATCTCTTTGCTTCTTCGATCTTGCCAGAAGCCTCAAGCATCTGTATTTCTGCTTGGTAACTTAGTTCCATCTCTCTTCTTTGAGCCTGTATAGCCTGAATGACTGCTTCAATAGCTTGAACTTGCCGGAATATCATAGAAGCAGAAGCTCCTACGCCCATGGCAAGATTTTGAGACAACTGAACCTGATTAGCCAAGACGCCTTCGGCTGCTCGGGCTTGCTCTTCGAGGCCAGCGTATTTTTGAGATACAGAGCTAACAATATCATTTCTCTGAACTTCTTTTTGACCAATCTCTGTTTGAAGCTGCAAAATCTGAATCATAACTTCACGAGCGCTTATACCTTCAGCCAGTCCTTCAGTAATGTTGTCTAGCATCTTCTCGCTAATACCGGACCCGGAATCAGCCGCTTGCTGAAGAGCCTCTTTGATGGCATCTAGTTGTTCAACAGGAGGTCGTGCGCCGTCTCTTCCGTCTCCCTCTTGTCGTTGATTGATAATTTCATTTAGATTCTGCAATGCAGCAATAGCGCCATGTCTAGATGAGATGCTTCTATCAAGATCATCTAAAAGAGCCGCTTGTTGTCCAGGCTCGTACCCAAACCCAAGATTTATTGAGCCTCCGCCGCCCATAGACTGCAACTGTATCAAAGTCTGGTATGCACCAATTTGTGAATCGAGCAAAGCTTCTTGTCTTTCAACTTCGAAAGTAACAAGTTGCATTGCTGCTCTAATTCTCTCAATAGCACCCTGTCTCTCTTGTTCTGCTTTATACGCTGCTTCTTCTGCTTTTACTTGATCTTTTAGCTCTGTTAGCGTCTCAGAAGCCTCTCTTCTGAGTCTATTCATCTGCTTATGCTGATCACTCATAGCATCAGCAGATCTTTCTAATGGATCGGTAAAGAGGTTAGCGAATGTACTCCCCATACCACCCATTCTGTCTGTCTGATCGCTATTTATCTCAAGCTCTAAATCCCTTATTTTTTCTTGCTTCTTAATAAGAGCATCAAGCTCTTCATTAGGAACCATGCCTCTAAGTCGATTGGCTTGTCCTGACTTTTGTTGAAAGCTAGTCTCCGATTGAGAGTTCATCGTTTCTTTTAAGCCACTAAGACCTAAAACAAACTCTTCATAAATCATCGTTCCTACTTTAAACCCACCAACAGCAGCAGCAAAAGCGCCAGCAATAGTAACACCAACAGCGGCAACTCCAGCCGCACCGCCTCCGTAGGTACCCGCCGATAAAGCGCCAACGCCGAGGGTACCAACATTGGTTGACATATAGGTCATTGCCGCGCCGCCGGCTGTACGAAGGGCGGTTCCGCCTACTCTACCAGCCGTACTGCTCGCTCTAGCGGTATGAGGAGATAACTGTCGAAGTCTTCTTCTACCCATAACACTAGCAGTTCTTCCAAGGCTACTAGTACCTCTCGCCCCAATGCCTCCTCGAAGAATCCTCATTGCGCCGCCTGCTGCGCCGAAGCCACCCAAGACAGATACTACTCTGAGAATATTACCAGTAATTGCAGCGGTCTTAACTGCTGCATCTCTATTTTGCTCAAGAGTTTGCGAGATAAGATTTATTGCTGGCTGCATTTGTTCAGCCATCTTTATTTGTATATCTTCCCCAACGGTAACAATTCTACGAACAGACTCTAGCTGGTCTCTCATAGTTTGTTGCCCTGGGTCTCTTGATCTATTCGTAATATTTGCGGCAGATATAGCACCAGAGCCTTGCTTATATTCTGCTGTACCGAGTTGCCCTGTTACGAACATAGTGTCAAGTATATCTCGGCCAGTGCCTTCGAGCATCTCCTTGTTGCCTCGAAGCATCTGTTCAAATATAGGCATCTTTTGGCTTATGCCCTGAAATATCTGATCCAAAGCAGCCATCTCAGCAGAAGACTCTCCTGTTGCGTCAGCAAGGAATCTCATATATCCAGTCATCTGCTGAATGGGTAAGTAGGTAAATCCAGTCTGGAATTGCTTCTGCAAGCTAAGGAGTTCGCTTCTTGTGAACTCGTACTCATCCTTCAGCGCAACAATACGGGCTCTGGTTTGAGATACGCTTTCGCCGTACTTCGCAAAAAGTACACGAGAAGCAAGCAGTCCCTTATTGAATTCAAAAAGCTGACGTTGAGATGAAACCAGGTCAATACCTAGGGATCTCATAGCCAGAGCAGTAGAGCTAACACCCACGCCAAGAGCAGTTATACCCCGGACAGTACCAGACGCAACTTTACCAAAACCACCTACAAGCTTGCTGGCCCTCGTAGCTTGTTTACCTGTTTTGTCAAATGATTGACTGACCTGACCAAGCTGCTGAACCAATTGGTCAGCGCCTTGCTGTCCAAACGTGACAACAAGGGATCGATATATAGCTTGTGGATCTTGAGGGGGTGGCAAAAGAGTACCTCTATACTAAGTGCTTAAAATAAGCGCTGCTTCTAGAGATACTTCGGCTTTTTTGGGGTTAGACCCTTCTAGGGTCTACTACGTCGGGTGGTAAATCTTCAAACAAACAGCGAAAGAAGGAACGCTGTCAAGATTCCGCCAAAAATGCATGGCAAGAATCTGGTCAACGGAAATATTGCACAAGCAATGCAGCAAACCGCAAACAGGAGGATTATCCCTCCTAAATACAAGAAAATGGCAAACAGACTCCCAACGAGGGTCGTAGCAAGGCTTTCATTCAGGGCTCCCAAATTTGCAGCCCAATAGCCTATGCCAATAAAGAAGCCCACGATAAGGTCTAGAACACTGAAATTTGGCTCGTTCATACTAATAGACGCCAATGCGTTATTGCATGTGATTATTCTCCTGAAGATTCTTCTTGTCCACTGGAATTCTCAAAAAGTTCCCTCACTTGCTCTAGTACCTCTTCTTCGTATTCTGGCTCAAAGAGCTTCAGTGCTTGCTCTAGGCCATCGACCAGGGCAAGGGCAACTACTGGGTTGAGTTTTTCAATAGACTCTATTGTAGGTTCAACAGGTTTTCCTGACTCATCAACGAAATCCCAAGACTTTATCAGCATAGCCACTCTTTGCATCCTAACGGTACTCAGGTTCATTGCAAACTCGCCGTCTGGTGTTGTGGAAGTAGCCAAGTCGATCAATGCAACCGTATCGCTGTAGTTCGGCTCTCTAAATGCTATACGGTACTTTTCGCATTGCTCGATATTTTTTGGCCTATTTGCATCATCAGTCCAAGCAATCGCTCTTCCATTTTTTGTTTCCGAAACGAAAAGATCTACATAGACCTCATCTGATTCCAATATAAATAGCTTACTCATTATTTACCCTTCATTGATAGTAAACCGTTTCCGATAGCCATCATTCTGTATTTTACTAAGAGAATTCCCATGTGCTGGTTATAGTCAATCGGGCGTAATCTTCGGATGTGTTCCAAGCTCCATCCGTATTCTGACGCAAACATATGCTCAGCTAGACCTTCTGGAACCTTACCCGAATCAAGTAGAGTTCCTGAGAAGAGGTCTGACGCCACCCGAATTACTCTTTTTTTTCTTCTTCATCCACCTTCATCGTTTCGTCATACTTGCGTAACATGGAACCCGCTATCGCAGGAGGAAGCATGCCTACATTATCAAGGGTAGGAGGAACGGCTGTCCCCTCCTTGGTTGTCATGTTCCATTCCTTGAGGCAGTATTGAACCATCTTGTTTTGATAAATTGTCCAATCAATCTCATTTGAGTTTGATATTTTATTAAACATAGTGGACTCTCGCATGATGTTGTTATTCAACTGCCAAGTTTGAGGCATCCAGCGAGTCTTTAAAACGTCTGTATTCTCTTTTTCTTCCTCGATCGCCTTCTCACCGTCTTCTTTAGACAAAATGGTAAATAGGCGGTTTCCTGCTGCATTTCTACGGACAGTATAATAGACGTTGACTTCGATCAAGTCTTCCTGACCATCCATAAGTAGGTCTGACGGCATCAATTGCTCCTTATAAGTTTTTTATGAGACGATAACGCCTACACGCACAAGCGTAAGCGCATTGTATATTTCTCAACTATTAGGGTATCGACACAAAGAGGGTAAGGAATGAGTCGATTTAGTCGTCAGGGTTCCAGTTTGGGAATCCTGGAGAAGTTCTGCCACCAAAGATACCAGGGTCGAAGCTCGCTCCGCTTGGGAGGTCAACGCCCTGTGTGCCAAGCTCAGTTGCTTCATAACCGTTCTCACAGTCTGCGAGAGCCATGAATGGAACTGTAGTCTCAACAAGCTCGTTAGTAATCGCAATCTCTTCAATCTCGAAGACGACGCCGTGAAGGGCTGTCATAAAGGCAACTGTACCAGCAGAGCCAAGAGAATAACCGAATGCTATTCGAGCAGTGGATGTAAATCTTTCTTGGTTGTTATAAGCCATTTCCGAAAGAGCGGTATTGCGGCCCATAAGAACCATGCGACCGTTGATCTCACGCTTACGAGCCGTGATGTCTTGCGGAGCAAGCTTATTATTCAACGTGAAGTAACGCTCAGCGTTGTTGTTTACTGTTACTTCAAAGCTACGAAGATAATCGCCACGGATAGGTTCTGACTCAAGGTTATCTCCGTAAATACGGATCAAGAAGTCATTCCATGTAACAACGCGAGCAGGAGATAGGAACTCAGGCTCTATATTATCTGATGGCATACGAACGTTATCAGTTGCATCAGCGCCACCTATGACGTTTATGCTCATGTTTACGTTGTCTGACTGAGTAACGGCAAGCGTCATGCTGTTTACGATACATGTGGGATACTTAAAGTGAGTATCATCTGTATAGCGAACTTGGAGGTCGAACTGGTTCAAAAGCCTTCCGAAGGGGTCTCTCTGAGTACCAATCTTCCAGAATGCTTGTCCCAATGTTTCGCCTGATAGTTGGTCGCAATCTCTACCTGAGTTAATTGCTGTAATGCCTTCATGGACCATAGGAAAGGCAATGTTACCTTCTACGATACGCGGACCCAACTGATAGAGTGTTCTATCAATTTTACCATCAACAACGTCAGGGGTAGTGATGTCTTGCGAAGCTCGCACATCACAGGTTGTTGCTCTTACTCGAATATTACCAGCGGTTGTACCAAGAAAGGTGCAACTACCGACATAACCCATTTTTGCTTGCGGATTAGGCATTTATACCGACTCCTCGTGTAAAACTCTTACCAATGTTTCAAGCGTCCAAAGCATTATTAGTCAATGCGGGAAGGATCGATTGTGTATCCGGCAGCGCCACTAAGGTCTGCCCAAGTCGAAGGTACTGTTACGCCCTCCGCTGCCATCCATGAATCAAGCGTGTTGTATACCGAACGATTGATAACATGGTTGTTGATTCGACGTACTGCCGACAAGAAAGTAACGGGGTTCTTAAACAAGTCAGAGTTAATCTGGTAGCTATTCCAAAACTCTGTCAAAAGATCTACCTCTGGTTCAATCTCATCAAGCTGAACAATAGTGTAAACTGCATCGAACAGATAGCTTACTGACGAGAGAACCGCATTGCGAGCGCTCGCGTACTGTGTAGCGACTTGTTCATAGTTAGTTCCTGAAATTACCGATGCCATTCGCTGTTCTCCTCAAAGTTCCTTACCCCAACGTTGGGAAACCGTGTCACGGCTTCGCTCCCACCATCGACTTATCTCTTCATTTCAGGTTTAGAAGAGGAAACTCCTTCTCAGTGCATAGAAATTATCAGAAAGACTCTATTGCAATTTCATCTTTAGCATTTCGGACCTGAACCGAAAGCTCTATAATCTTTTCTACAAAGGACTGTTCAGCATATTTCTTAGAAATGCTTCTTGCTGCGTCGGATGCCGTCTTGAGAGCTTCTGCGTTATCGAATACCCTTTCCTTGATTTCAAGCAAAACTTGGCTAAGTCCTTCTATAGATATAACAGAATATTCTTCCTCCGAACTACCAATATAAGTCTCGTAGGGCACAAAGAACTGGTAATCTTTAGGCATTTGACGAATTATCTCAGAACTTCTACCAATGTCCATGCCGACTGGGATGCATCCAGAAGCCATTCCCTCAAGCAATGTTAGACCTGTAGCAGATTTGACAGAGCAATCTACAACGACATGAGAAGCTAAATATTCATCATTCATTTCTTCGTCTGTTATGCTATCTTTTACGGATACAAACTTTTCTGGAAGATTCATATTAAAAGATCCATATCTATCAATAAGTAAATCTAAATCATATTCGCCTGGATCATAAAGATTTGTATGCAGATAACCCTTGATTGTTTTTTCATCTTCAGTGAGAGAAAGCATGGAATTTATCTGCCCCATTGACTTGATGAAAGCAGAAATATTGTTAGCCTGAGCATTATGGGCAGAACAAATAACTTTCATAGGACAATCAGTCAAAGCAGTAGGCCCACCAAAGACATTATGATTAGGCCCAAAAGAGACATATTCCGCATTTACATTAGCTAGGCCTGTAACATTCGCCAAGCCAAATTCATTCACAGAAATAACCTTGTCCGCATACTCTAAAGCCGATTTATGATTCTCATTGATATATAAGCACTCTACACAGAGAACGGCCATCCACTTGAACAAATTGGGATACATAGCCTTGACTTCCCAAATGAAGTCAGTCTCCTTGTAGTCTCCAATTGAAATAACCAAATCTGGTTGCGTCTGCTTCATTAATTCGTACAAAGCCGCTGACCCTTGAACTTGCGGTTCTATAGGAAAGACTTGACAGACTTTCTTATTCTCGTATTCAAACCAATGAGTGCCTCCCTCTTCAGGCAAAAAGAAACCCTCATCATGATGCCATGCCGCCGTAGCGACATTGTGCCCCTGAGAAGAAAGGCCTCGGAGGACTGAACTATTCATGCGGCCATTTCGAACCAGCAAGTAAGGAGATGCACTAATCGTTAGTATATTCATATTGTATATATCGTCAAATATTAGAAACGGCGATTGCCCAGTCATTTCCTATAAGAACGGCAGTCAAAGGAACGCCGCCAAGCGAAAATCGCCTGGTCTCTAAAATGGTGCCTGTAAGTTTCTTACAAATAATATCTCCGAACTCATTCAGTGATATAGGAACGCCCTGCCAAACAGTATAATCCGATACAGAAACACTATGTTCTCCGCTAACTAGGCCACGAAGAACTCTGTGTTCGCTGTTTTCAAGGAATGAAAAACGATGACCCTGATATACTAAATTACTACCTGATAATGATAGAGGTCCATCCAGTTCTCCATTTACGTCATAGACAGCAATGGCCCTATCTCTGCTGCTATTCTCATATACAGAAAGAGGCATACCTCCTAAAACTAAATTAGATGATGACCTCATTGTAAAACCAGAAGCAGAATCAAAAGCAAAATGCCTGATACCGCCAACAGATATAGTTCTTATTCTATTAGTACCTATCCTTGTTGGGGCGGGGGCGATTAAGTCTATAACGCCGTCTATTGAAGTCGTAGCGATAACTGGGTCTGTATAATAGACTGTCAAATCTAGACCATAATGCCTATATACAGATGATCCGAAACCAGAGTCTCCGTCGAGGTCTGTTGTTATTCCAAAATCAGAATTCATCAACACAGCTATACCATCTACAATATCACCGTTAGAAGTAGAACTTCCCTCAGTTACTTCAGCATTGATCCCGCCAGCCGTACTTGTATAATTCATACCAAGACTTCCGATAGAAGTTGACCCGATAACGTACCTTGAACTAACAGTGGCGGCTCTAACAGTATCAGAGACTCTAATGAGACCATATACTATCTCTAGACCAGACAATGTTGCAAAAGGATCAAAGGAAAAACCGAAATCCGACCACACAAGCTCGTGACTATTGGTGCTAGAAAGGGTAATATTGGAAAATGCGCCATCTCTAGATCTTGCGTTCTGAGGGTTTGCCCATGCAATAGTACCCCCATTATCGCTATTCGTTGACAACAGACTCGCAGTTTTTGTCTGGGATTGTAAAGTCATAATAATTTAATCTCACATTTGAGGATCAATCCAACCACCAGCTTCCTGAATCTCTGCCTCCCAAGCAAAGTAGTCAATAGTTGAAGCATGAAGCAATGAGCCTCGATGGACAAATCCGTAATTTATATCCGCAGGCCATGAGTTGTAGAAAAACCGAGTCATTGCGATTGCTCTAGGTAACTCATCTAGCGTATAGTCATTCATAAACGGAGCATAAAGCTCCAGCGTTGTCTCGTCCGTAACGCATTTAACAGCAGCTTCTTCTGAACGATGCAGGCTATCGAGAAGCAAGTGCCTGGTCTTTGTTGGATCGAAAACACTCGTATCCGCTACTTTGATAAAAGTATCTCCTGCAATAATAGGCGCTATTATCTCAGTTGAATTGAATGGGCCAACAAGGGGGTAGAAGTTATTCTTCAATCCTCTTTCTATCGTATCAGTCAGACTAAGCAATTGTCTGTAGCTTTCTTCATTAGAAGAAGACTTAACAAATGTAGATATCTGGACTTTGAAGTTTTCCTTTGTAAGCTGTAACGCTTCCCAATTTGAAGACTTGGAATTTCCCATAATAGAGATAGCTGGATATTGTGGTATTACGGCAGGATCTCCGATGTAGATACCTTCCATAAGCTTGCCGCCATGCGTCTTTCGAACAACGGCGTTCTGAGCTACTGTCCAACCGTTGTTGACCTGAATAGGAGTAGTCAACTCTAGAGTTGTCTCGTTTACAACTTCTGCTATTATTAGCTTGGCTTCAAATATCTGGTTTTCAAAATCTATAATAGCTAATTCATCGCCCTCGCTCCAGCGACTTGTTGTCTGCACATAGAGAGTAGTATCTCCCTTTGCGACATCCGCAGTCAATGGAGTCTGTGTATTTACCCAGCGATATATAATCCTGCGTATAGATTCGAGTAATTCAATAGTTGGCTTTTTCATTATCCTCCAAACAACTTATCTATCAAATCATCCGAAAAATCATTGATCAAATTCTCTTCAACCTGACCTAACTTCTGTCCATTTAGGTCGATCTTTTCTCCCCTCATGGCCGATTCGAATTGACTACGACGAACAGCTTCCTCAGGGTTTTTGCTCAAAACAGTTTCCTGCTTAGAGATAAAAGAGCCCACATTGAACTCCGACCCCTCAATCATCTTGATTCTCTTTAGAGATTCAACAAAATCATCCCAGCCATCCATTAGTTCTCTCCAATATCTCTACTTGAATCTTGATCTGCCTTTGTTCCTGGCAGTCTATATCTGTCACGAAGAGTTGGATTGAGGAATCTATGACCTGTTCTTCTCTGGCCATGAAGAACTGTCCTGCCATTCAGTATATTATTCAAATCTCTTCTCGCTAGTCCTCTTAAGTGTTTGCCATATTCGCTTATGTTAGGAGAAACTTCGGCTGAGTAATACTTGTCATAAATATTCGCTGCGGCAAGTCTAGCAGAGATAAGGCTAATAGGAGCAGGATATTTTACCCGAAGAACACGAGTGTCGCTGCTATCAAAAACACCGATTACAGTGTCTTCTACTTCAATCATCGTAGTATTGACAACTAAGGATACAGTATGCCTCTCCTCTTGAGCCGTATCAACAAAGATAATTACATCTCCGGGAACAAGATTAGACGCCTTTGATATTTGAATATCCATGTTATAGTCATTGATATCGAAAATAAGTCTTGTCTCTAGATCTGATTTCTCACAGAGAGGTACAGCATACATTTCACTCAAAGCTCCATCTACTTCTTCATCTGACCACATTATGAATTGATTTATAACGCTAAAAGACAAAGCATTTGGATTCGCAACCTGTCCGATACTATTCAACGGCAAAGCTTCTCCGTTAACAACCGTATTGGTCGCTGACGTGAGCGATTGGCCTAAAATATCCAATACTTGCTGTTGATTTGCATACCCCATTTACATCACTCCTGTTTCGCTGCCTTTTTCTGAGCAACCATAGCGGCGGCATAAAGGCCCTCTACTACCGCTGTTCTCGGATTTGCTGCTGCTCTAATTACATTTATCTCAAAAGGCAGCTTCAGACCTCTGATAACCTTATCAACTTTATCAGTAAAACCATTCGGCATAGATGTTCCACCAGCCACGACAACATCCAGTGGAGCATTGAAGTGACTCTTCTCAGAAGCGAATTTTTTACCGAACAATGTAAAGACGTGCCTGATAAGTTGGTCATAGTACGCATCAAGAGCAAATTGAACATCATCCTCGAAATCGATATTGTTGAAGTCTAGTTTCTTTTCTTTGATAGTAATAACTTGAGACAGTGGAACGCCTGTTTGCTCAGAAACCTGTTGGTCAACCCAGTCTCCGCTACGAGCAACGCTCATGCCTATCACAGGCAACCCCCGATACGCCAGGACGCAGTTTGCTCGCCCAGCACCGAAGCTGACGCCGATACCACTGTATGCAATCTCCTGCCCATCCTCGACGACCACAGGCCGCTCTGAGAGGATAACAGCATGACCTTCTTCAATGATCTTGACATTCCATCCAAGTCTCTTGAATAGTGCTTCTAGTCTCTGCCTATGAAAGACATTATTCGCCGAGTCGTCTACTGACTCAGAAGATACGCAAGTGCATACCCAGGAGTTATCTCCTTCTGCACGACCTACGGCTTGTTCAATAATCTCGGCAAGAACTAGAAGTTTTTTGTCTTCATTCTTATTGAGGACTCCATCCTGTAAGGGACGGCGAATTTCTGTCTTGCCTGGAAAGATATTTGCAACCTGTATTGCATCGTCTCCAATAACGTAGTATCCATCGCCATCCTTGACATATTGCCAACCATTGCGAGTAAGAATATCATCCGAATCTTCGGAGCTAGGAAGCTCAACAAAGGCATTACGGACTGTCTTGAAGCTCAATCCTTCTGAGTCTAATTTTTCCGCGACTTGAAAAAACATAGTTCCAACGTCACAACCAATGGCTCTATCACCCATGACAAATCTCCTCTTTTGATATATAAGTCAGTTCTCTGACCTTGTTATTTCTTCTATATTCGTTAATGCTAGCCAAAGGTCTATCAACGTAGCTTTTCTTCAAATATTCTTCATCCGTATATTGCCCAAATTCAAACTTGTAATCGTAATCCGATACTGGATTTTTACCATCCAAAATATTTGCTAATGAAACCATTGCGTCACGACCAATAGCGATTTTGCGACCTTCCCGATATATTGATGAATCCCCAAGTTTGTCTTTCAGTTTTTCAACCAAGAAATCTTGATCTTCATCGACAAAACTATCTGTAGATAATATAACTCGTCTATAGTTGGGTCTAGATTTTTTCCTACACAAATGACCATCTCCAATATACCACCAAATAATACATTCATCAGTAAGCTCAAGATCTCTAGGAACTATCTTTTTACCATCAGGATACCATCTTTTGAATTGAGCAGTAATAAAATCACTAACTCGACTACGCAGTCTATATCCATAATATGTTTTACCTGTTCTTAAATCATTTGTTACTTTTTTAGATATTCCAGACCAAGGTATTGATGGTAGGTTTTCCCTACTCGCTTCTGCGAAGGATAGAAACTTACAAGTCAAACCCATTCGAGCAGAAACACCACTAGAAGACAAATATGCATCTGACAGCATCAATCCATCAAATACCCCCATGTCGACGCCACAAACTCTATCACTCATCTATCGCTCCTTACAGCAATCCTTCAAGTTCATCAATGTTCCTATCTACATTAGAATGACCTTTGGACTCTTGTTGTTTTATCTGTCCTGAAGAACCCTTAGTTAATCTATCTATAGTTCTACTGTGTATATCGACAGCCATATCATTAGGCAATTCCTCAGGAGCCACATAGTCATCTTTCGTATTTGCCGTAGTTTTTCCTCCACTCATACCCTGTAGCGCCTTTATCGCTTCTTGTAAGGCGTCTACTGCATCGGGAGAAAGTTGTTGAGGCGTGGCTTCTGCTTTTTGAACCTGAGCATTTACTCTTTCCACAATACGTTTTTCCATCTCTTGCATTTGCTTGAGAACGGTTTCGTTATCTTGCTCCTGAATAATAATCGGAGCTTCAGTCAGACTTGAAGGGCGAGAAGGGTCATCCTTTTTTATAACCTTTAGTGCGCCTCGCTTGATGGCGATATGAAGATCTTTGGATTCATCTACACGATATCGAGGACCGAGCCTATCGAGGTCTTCAACTTTGCCTGGTCTAATCTCTGCTCTGAGATCAGATATTACAATAGAATGACATGTCATATTCTTGACTATATACATTGTTTCTTCCTCATCGTCTTGTACGAGTGCGAGGCAATGAGGGTGGAGGAGAAGAAAGGACAATAGAGTTCATCTCTTTACAGTCAGGACAATACCAAAATATCTTGCCCTCTCGAAAGTTTATCTCTATTGCAGGTTCATGCTCATGATGTCCACATTCCTTGCATACACAAGTTACATTCATGCTATTCTCTCAATCTCCCGAAGAATAGCTCTTGCCTCAGACTGTATATCAGTAATCTGGGCATCTATGATATCTGTAGAAGCAAATTTGCTCATGCTCTGCTTGAGCGCATGAAGGCTATCAAGACGAGAGACTGCTGTCTTGATAACGAAGTAAATAGCCTCTGCTCTCTTGCCCTTGCGATTTGCAATGCCAAAATCTTTCTTTCTACGAGCGTTCCATTCTTTGCGCTGTTCTGCGTTAGATGGAGTACCCATAGTATATTCTTCTGGCAAACTCATAATATTTGCAACAGAGTTCCACATAGGCATGGGAACTTGCTTGTAGTCTTCTTTTTTGATCCTAGCAATACGCTCCTTTAGTGCGCTGTAAGCTATTTCATCAGGAATAAACTCAACATGAGATGTCTCAATGGGAGCGCCTACGGGCTTTATACCTTGTCGTTCAAGGTATTGATTCAATATATTTTCGCTTTCGGGAGAAAGCAATTGATTCTGCACGCTGTCTGTAAGGAGTTCCTTACGAGCGCTCTCTCCAACTTCTCCAGAATAAACAGCGTACCGTGAGAAGTCGGAAACTCCTGTGAAAGCTTTTGTTGTATTAAGGAATGCTAAAATAACATTCTTGGGATAATTCTGGAATGCCTCATCAATCAAAAAGTCGCCAAGCTCTGTAGCAATCATTTGAGCCGCAGAAGCAACAAGAGATTGAGAATTCTTGCCATCATCCAACGTTTCCCAATCACGACCTCTCCATCCAGTAAGTCCCGGAATTATATTACGATAACTATTTGCGTCTTCTTCTGAACCTTGAAGCTTACCAGATTGCAATTCTTTCATTCTCCTCAAAGCCAAGGCAGGTGGGACTACGCTTTGCCAACCAATAGCTGACCAATTGTTAATTGCTTCTGGAGAATAACGAAGATTACCTAATGATCTATTCTTATTAACCTCTTCCATTTGTTCAGGAGTTATGTCCTCTGGAAGCTTCCTAGGCGATCGAGTAATCTTCTTACCTTGAGTAAGATTTTCAATCTCTTCATCCGTAAGCTGGCCTGAGTCAGCCAAATTTTTCCAACCCATCATAGCTTCTGCTCCAAGCTCCCCAAGAGCATCGATAGTTAGCGCAGCATAAAAGGGAGAGTTAGTAACGGATTTGCCGTTCTTGCCTTGGATCATCTCTTCTCGACCAAACTTGTTAAACAAGAAATCACGAGCATCTTTTGCTAATCCATGAATCTGTGTAGCCATGGAACTAAAATCTCCAAACAAAGCGCTCATATATTCCTGTTGCTTTTCCTCAGACATACGGGCAGCATCAGCCTTCTGTGGTTTAGCCGCAATTTGCGAAGCTAGACCGCCAGTATCCTCTCCTTCTTGATCGCCTTCTTTATGCTCGGTCTTGGTTCGCCTCATTGTTTTGGAGCGAAGCTTGCGACCAATAAAGTCCCAAAGAGCCTCTTCTGCTCGAACCTTGAGGTCGCCGTCCTCTTCGCCTAACTCATTAAACATAGGAATATTAGGATCGGCTATTTCAAGAATTCTCTCACTCAACTCATCAATATGCGTATTGTAGAGTTCTCTATAGTTGTCCCATATTTCTGGATTTGCATGAGAATCGTCTTCTGCCATCCACTGCTGAACTTCTGGTGGAGCAAACTCAGAACCCCCTTCAAGGAAGAATCTGATTCGGAAGTCTTTCTCTCCTCGCTCGCCTACGCCGCCATCGACTCCTTTGAATACATATTCAGATAAGTCCAGAGGCCATGCGTCGATCAGTTCACTAAACCGACCGTCGCCCGAAAGCATTTCCATTCTATCTGGACGGTCTTGAATCATGTTCTTAAAGACAGCGGTTGCTAGTTCTGTTGGAGGAATACCACGAAGCTTAGACATCTCTTCTTGCTTCATCAATTCTTCTCTTGCTGAAAGATCGGCAATATAGCTTACTTCACGAGCCTTTGCCATATCAAGATAAGCGGCTAGGTTTTCAGGGACTTGTGTAATCTCACTAGGAAGAGACTCTCCTGGATCGTGACTATCGAAGAACGCAACCATCTGTTCCTGCTCCATAGGAGCAACAATTTCGGGCTCTTGCATCATTTCTGCGTTTCCTGGATTAACTACTGTAGGAGCAGTTTGTTGGCCGGCAGCCTCATCTGTTAGCTCCTTTAGGGCTTGTCCCAAGAGAGGTAGCCAGTGGTCATCTTCCATCCATTCTGCTGGAAAACTTGATTGAAAATCAGGATCGGTCTCATATGAGTCGAGAACATCTACAAATGACATACTACCTGGAGAAAAATGCGGCCTCAAGCCGTCCTTCATAGCAGGAAGTACAGAATTGTATACCATTGCGCTATAACCTAAATAACCCTGCTCCTGAACAAAGCCTCCGTCTTTATTGTTATCACGCAAACGGCGAAGTTCTTCCTTTCTCGAACGATTTCTCGTATAAGTAGGCTTAGGAACAACGGGTTCAGGTATATTACTTACAGGCGGAACCTGTACTGGCATTGGCTCAACATTAGGCTGTACAATCGGTTCATCATACATATCCGCGATGATTTGTCTGCGGGTAGCCCTTGTCAATAGGTTGCGGAAAAAGTTCATAATCTGCCTCTCCGTGGTTTCTAACTTTTGCGAACTGCTATGCTACCATTTCAATATAGATAGCCTAGATTCCTTGCTGGAATCTACACAGAACTCAATACTCCCACTCTAGTATCGGCTATTATTCGAATTTCTCTGTATCTCTATGCTCTTTTTTCTTGAGAGCAGGATGAGACATGGGATTTCGATATCTCTCATCAATGAGGTTCACAAGCGGATCTCTGACGCATGATTCATAGCCCAGATTGACTACGCCAACCTCTTCAATGTCTTGCAATCTCTGAACAGCATCTTCAAGGCCATTCATAACAACCCCTCTCCCGATGATATCGCTCTGCCTAGTATCGCCTGTCATAACCACTTTTGAGTTATCTCCCAGTCGAGTTAGTATAAGGTGCATTTGTTTCTGAGACGCATTCTGACATTCATCGACAACTACAAATGAACTATCAAATGTAACGCCTCTCATATATGCAATAGGAAGAATCATAATCTTCTTTTCTGCTTCTAAGTCCTTAAGTTGCTTGGCGCTCATGTACTTCATTAAGATCTCATACATAGGCATCATATATGGAGCAATCTTATCCTCAGCGCTGCCTGGCAAATAACCAAGACTTTCTCCTGCTTCGACAACGGGCCTAGAAAGTATAAGACGGGCGAAGCGGCCCTTATTCATTTCTTGCAAACCCCAACCGACAGAAAGGTGAGTCTTACCTGTGCCGGGGACTCCTGTTACGAAAGTTATCTTATTCTCGCTAATAGAACGTAGAGCAGACTTTTGTCCTTCGTTTCTTGCGGTAACGGAAATAATCATCTTTTCAGATGAATCATTAGAAAAGGTCTTACCCCCATTTACTTTAGCAGCAACGTTTCGGTTCTTTTTTGTCATAAGCTTTATTTTCCCCTTCTCTTATAAGGTACAAGTAAAATCCAGTCGTCTCCCAATTCTTCGCTTTGTATGCCTTCTAGCACATATGCCTTATGCTTATCTGCATATGGCTCAAGCGCTTCGCAAACGGCCATCCAAAATGATTTGCGGATTTTGCGGATTGCGCCATTGAGGATCTGTATGCGCATAAATATCAAGTCCTCGCCAAATCTTTCGCGAAGACCATCCAGTATCTCATCTATTTCATTTCTAATAAATAGGTCTTCCCAACCATCTGACTGCCAAGACGCAATAAGCGACTTGCGTTCAATCTGTGGAAGACTTTCAACCAACTTTCTACGTTGGTCAAGATTTAAGGGTCTCGTTAGAGACACAAACTCTTCAAAGTTACGAAAAACCTTTTTGCCCATAGCTCAATATGCTCCGCTATAAGGAACCCTTATAGATACTGAGAATATAGCACTATTTCCTTTGTAAAGAATCAAGTCAATGCATTTTCTCAGGAATATTTCAAATAGAAATAATATCACCCTTAACAATAACTTCTCCTAATGACAGAAGATAGGAATTGCGCTTATCAATCGTTCCGTTGACTATTTTTATAACAAGATTTGGCGACAAAGATATACCCTTCCCATCAGGGCAACCAAGCAATATCGCCGGCATGCCTTCGGGCAACTGACCAAGCATAGGGTCTCCGCCCTTCGCTATTTTGTCTTTCAAATCCCGACTTGGGATGAATATGAACTGCGCCTTTTTATCTTTTACTGCATTAACTATCTTCTGTCGTTCTTCATTTGTTATATCTTCAAACATTCAATATGTCCTCTACTGTAATTTTATGCTCGTCTTGTCTTCTGTCTTAGAACTAAAAACCAAGCTGTTTACGATGAACTTTTTCCCATCGAACAAATCAGAACCTACTAAATCTTCACATGAACCTTTGTTTACATATGATAAAGTAAGGTGAGGATTATAGCTCTTGTAAGTCAATGTGTGAGGCAGTTCTTTTAGTAATGAATGTATCTCTCTTAGTCGCTTGCTCTCTATATCTATTTTCAAAACATCATGCTCGTCGCTTGTTGTAAACTTACTTATTTTTCCCAAAGTTATTTCAAACGATTCAACATCAGATATATGGTCTCTTGCGGTTTCTGCGGACCCTGTATGCAGCCCGTATAAGGCCGTAACATGGGGATTATCTTCCTTTCCATCGCTTGCAACATTGCAATCTGGAATGGATTCTTTTATAAATCTCATCAAATCAGATCTTAGAGATCCACCTATTTCAAGCATGACAGTTGAAAAACTATGCGACTCTGCAAGAACTTTATTGTACCAATTCATATCATCTATCCTGTGGCTTCCAGTGTTTCAGTAGATCTCTTGCAAAACCAACACCCCAAACATCGTCATCATTGTTTTGGGACTTTTCATACATCTTCCATTCTAACTTCTTTCTATTTTCTGCTTCTCTTCTTGCTTTCTCCCAGAAATCTTTCTGAGTAACATCACTGAAGCTCAAGCAATTTTCTGCATCATTATGCCTTGCAACGAAGCCGCCTTGTTCACGCTTCTCTAGGTTCAAGTTTTTGCTTGGGATGAAGATGAATTTATATTCTGAAGACCATCTTGATTGTTTGTCATACTTCTTTTGCATTTGGCAACGGAAGTAGATATTAGGACATTCCCAATCCCCACCAGCTACCCGCATTTCGCACAATACTCGATATGATCTATCGTCTTCTTCGCTTATTTTTACATCGCAATCCAACATTCTGGTGCCAATAATTTCATCATTTTCTGTATTGAAATGAATATCTACTCTATCCATCTCGTGAGAAATAAGCTGACTCCAAAGGTGCTTGGTCTCGCCTTCATAGTCAAACTCTTTTTTTCTAGCTATTTTATACCAATTCATAATAATCTCATCGGCATTAGCCAGAGAAGCCGCCCATAAGGTAACGGAACCATCTCGAACGACCGCCAGGTAATGTAAATTCTGGAGTAACAATAGCCTTTGTAAGGCCGACATATGGACCGAATTTCTTCTGTTCCAAAAGGGTTTTATGTTCGCCCTCAAAGTTCTTTTTGAGCGTCTCTAGATTCTGGAAAGCCTTCTGTGCAGCTTCTCCGCCACCAAAAACTTCTTGCGGTTGCTGGAATTGCAAACATAAAAGAAGTTCTCTCAAGGCGTCTTTGACGGCCCCATAAAGAATCAAAGGGATAAATCTATCAGGAAGAATCTCAATCGAATAACGCGTTGAAGGGGGGAAAAGGTTTAATATATGCAAAGCATTGCTCATAAACCGATCTATCTGCTGATCCGAGAACCAACGGAAGTTATAACTCGCAGTAACAGTATCGTATTCTGTAAGCTCCTGGTCAAAAATCAACTCCCCCTTAAAGTAGTTGACTATAACTCCACTACTTACAGGCCGTTGATTTAGGAATATTCTTGTGTAAGCATTTTGATTCCATCTAGGAAACGTAAACCTTACTGTTTTTTGATCATCACAAACCAAGCCTTGCTCATCGTACACTGGTATCGCTTGAGCGCACTGCAAATGCATATCAACAGACGCTCTAAATCCCGAAAGCCTGTCGCTATAAAGAGAAGCACCTGAAATATTTCCATCTGCGACGACTACGACAGACTGATTAACCGTTGTTTCAACATCGTCAATCTCATAAGTCCATGCAACGGTATACTCTCCTGGATCCTGGTCAGTGCCGATTGTCCAATCAAAAACAAAAAAGCCGTTCACGACCTTCTCGGGAACGCCTGATGTTATACTAACGTCTAAAGAGTCAGTGATATCAATGGAAATTGTCGAGGGATCAACAGCGTCTCCTTGAAAGTTTGTAACCTTCAAAAAGAGAGTCGTGACCTCTCCCTGCTCAAAAGAGCCCCTATAATCTGCTACTGCTTGAATTGGCATGACTTCAAATACCTCAAAAGAAGAAAATTACCTCTATGTAACTCGTATATCAGACTGACCGCCTGTCCCTCTATTAACCCTTGGAGTCTGAGTATTGGGTATAATACGAGGAGATGATGTTTGACTATTCTTAATATCCTCAAGGGTTTTATTTATGATTTCCAGTCCTTCTTCTATAGACTGTCTAAGCTCATCTATTTCATCTGAATGATCTGGACACTCAAGTTCTATGTATGGATCAGGACATATTAAATCTTCCGTGAGAGACCTATCTGAATACTCCCAAATTTCCTGAGGAGTAGCTCCTCCTGAGCCGCTAGCTTCGCAACCGCAAACATCTACTTCTTTCTCTCCATCCCAATAAAAAGTAATAGTGCCTGCAAGGCGGTCAGTAGAACGGTCGAATCCGCTTCCTGTTGCCCGGAAAATTTCAACCATATAAAATTGACCATTGACTGTCGCAGGGATATTAGACACATCAATTATATTGTATGTATAGAATCCCGGCCTTGCCGAAATTTCTTCTAAAACGATAACAACATCTAACTCATTAGTCCCTGTAACCGTTACAAACTTGTCTGTTGTTGGATTAAATGCAACTAAACGATCTGTGGCACTATAAAGATTGGCGTAAATAATAAGACCCGAATTGTCGCTATAATCTATATTTAGTGCCATAATTCTTATTTCCGTTTGTTCTTTATAGTATATATCATAATATATGAAATATCCTTCTAGCCGAAGGAGGTGATGTATTCGCCCAAGCCCCCCAAAACGTTGACTGACTATTGCCTTGCTGGTATTCAAGATTTATTGCATCAGTAGCAACAACAGCATCAGCAATGAAAAACTCGCACATTTTTCCGTCGAACAGTTTACTAGCTGTTACACCGCCCCCCAAACTATGGATTGTGCTTGTTACTGCTATTTCAGTAAGACCAGCGACATTGACAGATGTCTCCAGAGATCCATCAACATATAAATTCATTTCAGGACCAGAACCAGCACCGGCATCGAATCTACAACAAACATGATACCATGTACCCGTATTCGTGAGGCTTCCATTGGTGCCGTATTTTACGCCAGAATATTGACCACCGGTATCTGTTATGAGCAGAGCAAGCCTATCAGAAGATCCATTTTCGTCACGCCACATACCCCAAGGCTGATTCGCTGCGTGTGTTCCTATCCAAAGAATACCGCTATCACCAGCAGTATCGACGTTTATCCACACCATAAGAGTTGCTGCGGTCAGTCCGCTAAAAACTTTAGGAATATTTATCCAGTCATTCGAACCATCAAAATCAGTACCCGCACCAGTTTTTCCTATTGCAGCACCAGCGACAATGCCTCCATTGAATAAAACCGCATCATTTGCATTTGAAGTTCTATCGGTTCCACCAGCATCGGGATAGTGAATTATAAAATCTGAACTATAAGCATTATCTGAGCCATACGTTGCTGAAGCGACATTAGACGAGTTGGCTGCAAGCGGTGGGTATATTCTTATGGTTTGAGTACCGGAAGAAGCTAGTGTTCCCGACCATTTTACTCTCAACCAGCCGGTCTCTCCGATGTCATCAAAATCAATCCAGTCGGTGGCAAATTCTGTTTCATCGCTATCTTTAGCAGCCCTACCTTTTGTTCCATCTGAAGTATCAACCACAGCCCACCACGCAGTTGTCATGCGAGATAAATCTATCAACAAACTAAAATCAGTAAGAGCCGAAGTTGGATTTGTAGCAATTGCTGTGTCATATGTTGTAGCAGGTAGCGCCATATATTAATCTCTTGTATATTCTATTGTTATATTGATTTCATCTGCCGTTCCGCTTACTGCTGAAGTTTCTATCCAAATCCACGAGCCAGCAGGAACTACAGAATTGTCAAAAGAAACGTCCTCATCGCCAAGTTGCCTACTGGTTGTGATGGTTCCACCAGTAATAATCTCGGTGCCCGTAACATTCCTATCAGAATCATAACGCATTGTCCATGTTACTGATGGTGTTGATGTTCCCCGAAGAACTGAATTTATTTGCGTAATAGTTATAGAATCATCAGTATAGAACAATGTTATATCTTCAGAAGAAGTGGGATTCTCGACTCCTATAGCTTTAATAAATGGGCCGTTTCCATATTCCCAAGTCATGACTCCGGTGCCATCTGCGGTCAAAACCTGGCCATCTAGCCCAAAGGAATCCGGTAAGATAAGATCAACTGAACCACTACTGCCGTCCACAGGAAAATCCGGAGATCTAAGAGATACATATGAATCATTCAGAGTATTCCATAGTTGAATTGAATTTCCAAGACGAATACGGAAAGTTCCACGAACTACCTCAACAGTCTTGTTTGAGTACACGGAAAGAGCAGGTTGAGGAAAACCCTCATTAATACCATTTGATGTAGCGAGTATCCACTTACCAGGTAATGCTCCACCAGTTGCATCAACTAAGGCAGGCCCGTCTTTGTCATAAAAAGCACCTAGAATGCACGAATTTAAATAAGAGCTACCATTATGACCTCCTGCTTGAAAATATCCGTAAGACTGAGCTTGGCCGGTATCATCAGAATCTTTATAAACAGCAAAGGCTCCTGGCGCATCTGCTACAGCAACAGGAGAATCCAATGTTCCACTAACGCCATAGGATTGCCAAATAATAAACCCTCCAGCTAATTCCTGGAAGATTGCGCTTCCGCTTAGGTTTGTACCTGTAAATGAAATACCTGAAATAGTTTTATTAGAACCAGCAATCAATTGTCCACCACCTGATGTGCCTGGTTCTCCTGAGTATAAATAGCCTTCGCTCGTGTCTCTGCCGTGATCTGTTAGAGTCCCTTCCAGTTCGTTTATAACAACCAAAGGGTAATTGTTATTTCTTCCTACATAAGGTGAATGAATTCTACCTTCTACAATTGAGCTAGTAGCTCGCCAGGCATTCAAAGAGCCAGCCTCGAATATAAGAAAATCTCCGTCGTCAGCATTGTCAACCTCTACATCCAAAAGCTCATCAAGAACGGTTGCGCCACCATCTGCTGGCGTTGACCAAATAAGTTGTCCTGTTCCTGAATTATCAAGCTCAAGATATTGGCCGCTTGAGCCAACAGCATCAGGCAGTATGTAAGTTATAGTGGCCGTAGCGCCTGAGGCGGTAATACCAATATAGTCTCCATCTGTCCAACCAGTTGAATTCCAAAGCCTAAGTTCATTAGACGCAGCCAAGTTAAGATTACCGTCTGAGGCAAGGATCATATTCAAAACTTGAGAACCGCTAGGACGAGTATAGAACCAAAGCTCTGTTGCAGTTCCGATACCAGGAGTTGCAAAGGAAGACACGCCTGCCCCTGCAATAGAAGCGGCTCGGGTGCCTGTGGAATCAAATTGAAATTGAATAGTAGGAGAATTGGTTGTTGTTGTTGTTTCAATATTTACTTGAGGCTGACCAGCAGTATTGCTGAACAAATGCAATGCGACATCAGGAGACGCAGTATTTATTCCAAGCCTATTATTTGTTGAATCCCATACGAAATCAGTATCTCCATCATGTTGAAGATTTCCATCAGACCCTACGAACATAATATCGCCAGTAGTAGCGCCGCTCGACATTGTAGCTACTTGCAACCATCCGGTATCACCTGTTCCTGCATTTTTGATGTATAAAGAATCACCAGCATCAGTTGCATCACTTCTTAGATATAAAGATGCAACGTCAGCAGTTTGACTGCTCTCAGGCAAACCAGTACCATAGGCAACCAAGAGGTTGTCTGTGCCAAGTACTATATCTGTAAAGAATCTCTTTTCCGCCATATTATCCCACTACAATGATTCGGTAACTATCGCTGCCACTAGGCGCAACGTTGAATTCCAGAGTTACTCTCGTCGTATTAATAATATCGACATCTACCTCAACTTGCTTTCCAGTTGTTGAATCAAAAATTTGAACCATAACATACAGCGTTCCCATGTTGTGATCTATATTGAAGGTGGTTGCAGCGTCGTCGCCCGTAATCTCTTCTGCATGCTTTCTTGCAACGAGATGCGATGTGGAACCATTATCTACGAACCATTCATTTACTATTTCGCTAAATCTAAGATAAGCATTATCGCCAGAGCCGTCGTTCCCTCTTTCAACTTCAATACCTGCATCTTGTACAATGCCCATTGAGTTGACAATAATGAAGTTATCCTCGACGATAAGGTTGGTGGTATTTATGGTTGTCGTTGACCCGCTTACTAGTAAGTCTCCCGCAATAGATACGCCACCTAAGAAGGAGGCTGTAACCGAGGGTCCGTCAAACGTAGCAACAATTGTTCCTCCGCCTGATATGGAAACCGCATCAGCACCAAACCTATACATGCCTGTATCTGTATCTGAAACAAAACTAAAACTAGGACTACCAGCAGAGCCATTTGCTGCTAATATCGTATCTCCTGCTGAGTAATATGTACCGAAGCCAGAAATATCTGATTCTGTTATGACCGCCCAGCTAGGGTCGTCCGCTCCGGCCTTCAAGAATGTACCATCTGCGCCCAAGGCCAAAGGAACTGCATCGCTTGAACTATCCTCAACAAGAATATCTCCTCTTGCTGAAAGTCCTGCTAAGTTATTTATAGCTGACTGAGCAGTAGAAGCTCCGGTGCCGCCATGTAGTATAGCAACATCAGTTGCTTCCCAAACGCCTGTGGCTATAGTTCCTAAAATCGTTATCTGACCCTGAAAGCTAGTAAACGTCATATTCTTATTAGTAGCTGTTGCCGTCATGTCCCAGAATGGGATTAAATCAACGCCAGCTATAGTTGCTGTATCAAGATTGCTGATATCTAAAGAAACAGAATCGGCAGCAACAGTAATTCCTGTATTCGCTCCTGCAATAACGTCTACAGTATTAGAAGAAGATGTAAGTCCTGCTCCTGCTGTACTAAAGTATGTACCGAAGCCAGAAATATCTGATTCTGTTATGGTTGACCAGCTAGGGTCTGTCCCATCGGTCTTTAGGTATTCACCAACACCACCGATTGCTAGCGGAATGGCATTAGTAGCATCTCGTGTAAGAATATCGCCTTGAGCCGACAGCCCTGATAAGTTATTTATTGCAATCTGGGCAGTAGAAGCTCCGGTACCACCATGTAGTATAGCAACATCAGTTGCTTCCCAAACGCCTGTGGCTATAGTTCCTAAAATCGTTATTTCCGCTTGGAAATCTGCAAATGTCATATTCTTATTAGTAGCTGTTGCTGTCATATCCCAGAATGGGATTAGATCAACGCCAGCTATGGTTTCTGTGTCAAGATTGCTTATATCTAAAGTTATGTTATCAGCATTGACCGTTATGCCGGTATTGGCTCCTGCAATAACGTCTACAGTATTAGAAGAAGATGTAAGTCCTGCTCCTGCTGTACTAAAGTATGTACCGAAGCCAGAAATATCTGATTCTGTTATGGTTGACCAGTCGGTCGCTGATCCACCGTTATTTTTTAGATATTCACCAGAGGAACCGGAATCGCCTGGAAAAGTAAAACTATAGGAAGACGTGATACTAGCGGCAGACATAAGTGCTACATAGTCTACATTGCCAGAATTATATAGTCTTAAATCATTGCCAGTCTTTATTTGCAAAGAAGTATCCATAGATACAAAATCTAAATCTGATGTAAAGTAGCTTCTATAACTTCCGGAATCATTATCAAGATAGAACAGGTCGGATGCACCATCTGTCTGCGTAGCAAAAATAACCTGAGTTCCGCCGCCTGTCGCTCCGCTAAGAATAGTAAGGCCTGTTTGACCAGCGGTCGCCTGTATTGTATTTCGAGTTGGACTTAGTGGAGTTAGTATTATTGCCAAGCTCAAGTCAGCGCCAAGAGTGTTTGAGTCAACAGCCTGCCATGCGTCGATGGAACCTCCTTGATACACGAGGACTTGGCTATCGGTGGGGGCATCAGCATCTATATCAAAGCCTACAAGCTGATTCGCATTGATGATACCACTACCAGAGAAGGTAAGAAACGCGCCCGTTCCAACTGTCATAGTTGCAGACGTGTTGGCAGAAGTCGTTATGCCTGAAAAAGGAACGTTAGACGCTGCTCCCGAAGACATTGATATCCAGACAGATCCATTCCAAAAGAATGGAATATTAGAACCTGTATCATAGTAAAGCTGACCTTCAACCTCAGAACCACTGCTAGGCGCAGTTCCAAGAGTATGCAGAACGGCAAACTCTAGCTGGTTCTGATTGAGGTCAATATCTACAAAAAATGGTCTGGTTCCCATGTCTATCTCACGTTAAATAAGCTGTTCCACTTTGAGCAGGCGAAAACGTTAGAACCACACGGTTCAGCGTTGCGTACTGCACTTCTGATTCTACTTTCAAACCAGAACCATTCAAAGATGTTACATTGGGGTATCTGTTCAAGTTATGGTCAATTGTCCACGTTGCAGCGGGGCTCCCTTGAGTGAATGTATAAGAAGAATTAAGAGTTTTCCAACTAGATTGATCTGTAACAAACAAAGCGCTTGAAGTATGGCCGCTTGAAGCTACATAGATACCATTGGAAAAATCAGAGTCTCCTGGTATACTAGATTGGTCATAATATACAAAATCTCCTTGGCTATATGTCGTAAAAGGCTGCCAAAGAGCCATGCCACCGACCTGCGAAGAAGACACCTGATGAGGATTGTCCGTATTGCTTATATGATCCTGAACCGTTTGGCCTGTATAAGCATAGATTCGCATAGTTCCAGTTGAAGCAAGACTGAGGCTATCTTCAGATGTTACTAGGCATGCGAAATAATCAAAAAACCAATCGCTTGCATCTAATAGGGGAACCTCTATTCCGTTGTCAAAAAGTCGTACCTGATACCCTCCTGAGTCATCAGATTCTACAGGAATCGTATTATAAAAGAATGGAACAGCAAATGTATAGTCCCCAATATAGTCGCCTGCCGCTCCTGCTCCAAACTCTCCATTATATCCTGACGGGAATTTACATCTGTAGCTCTTGCCATTAGAAGTAGCATCAAGCTCCAATTCAGCCTCAATATACTCAACAACAGAAGTATGGGTTGCTGAAACGGGATCGGAAGAAATAGTGTCTCCTATTATCTGATTTGCAGCAATAGACACCTGAGACGAAAGGGCCTCGTTGTTGATGCCTTTCGTATTCGTAGTATGAGCTTTAGCTAAAAGCTTTTTGAGAGAAATATTGCGTTCTGTTGTTGATTCAAAAGCCATATTATGTTACCGCCCACTCAACGCCACATTTACTGATATTACCTGTAAAGTTTGCATCAGACGTTATTCTTATATACATCTTGTCATAAGCATTTGCTGAGTTTCTTGTACCGATAGATATACCCCAGGTTGACGTGGGCAAAGTCTGGTCGCTACCAAAAGATGCGGCGTAACATCCGTCTCCATCGCTCCATGAGCCTGGAACGAAGTTCTCATTGATGTCAAGCCAGCCTGTCCCCTCTCCGTCGTTTTCAGGGAACTTGATCGATATCTTAACCTCAGTGTGAGAACCACCCGTAAAGGATGCGCTCTCAGAAATCACAGTTGCCGTGCCCTCCAATATAATCCTAAAGTTACCTGCTCCTGTAGAATCTGTAAAGTATCGATACCAAAATCTTGTGCCTACTGCTGAAGAGTAATCAGGATTGCCAGCAGGAGCATCCGTTGCTGCCGTAAAATCAAGCAACGGAAATGATACGCTTCCGTTTAGAACCTGCAAACCGTTGCTATATCCAATAGTACCAGAAATAAGAGATACGCTTCCGTTCCAAGAGGAAGATAAATCATTGTCAAAGTCTACACTGCTTAACAGTCTATAACTCTCTCCATTCATATTGTCGTTGAGGTCTGTTGCGTCATCGGCAACAGAATCAAGCAGCATGTCGAAGCCTTCAGAATAGCTTCCAGTGACAGTTCCTTGAATTGTTCTCAACGTTCTAGCTCTTGCTCTAAAGCCATCATAGGTTGTAAGTCCTGTTATAATTCGGCTTGCAGTTGCAGTTGCAGTTGATTGATAATTAGTAAGAGTATTATCATATGCTGTTGGAATTGAAAGGCTCGCTGAGCTTATTGAACAGTTATTTATAGATGGATAGCTTATGGCGCTGGCTGAAGACGAATAAGTAGTTCTATAAGCGTTGTCTATATCAACCTCAAACGTGCCCGTAGCAGCCGTGTGATATTCGATTCCTGATATATTCTTGCTTCCTGTTCCAGAAAAGCTAGACCACGCTTCGCCAGATATGGAAGTAGCCGTTGTATCCGCATCTATGATATAGACAAATTCTTCTGTCGAGTTAGTTCCTAAGCTTGTAATGTGTTGAACTTGTATTGTATTATAGCCATTTCTTAGATCTGCTGCTTTTACGATCCAGGCTCCTGTTCGATACTTTCTACCATCGAATGAGGAGCCAGTAGGGAATTGTACTGAAGTTGCCGCTGAAAGGGTCGAAAAACCGCTTGAGTTGCCATTTAGGGAAGCGCCTGACCCAAACGAGGAAAGATTAGTAGAATGTATTGTAGAGCCGTTTACGGACAGGTATAGAGTACCATCATCACCAGGTCCAAAAGAGTTCTCAGGATAAGAGTTACTAGGGTCTACTACGACTGCCTCAGCTAAAACGCCAGAGGCATCTGTGGTTCCTGATATTATACCTCTATCAGGCGTAGTGACATCAAAATCGCCGCCGATATCGATAGAAGGATGAAGCGTATACCCCGCTGGATTTGAAACAGCAGATGTTCCGTATGAGAGTTTTCCTGAGGAGCCAGTAGAGGCGCTCATGTCGCTAAGGTCCGGAGATGCGGCAGGAAGCATGGAGTCTACAATATCCGCCAGATAATCGAGAGCATCATCTGTATTTCCTGGATCGGCCCCACCCCAATCGTCATTATCTATGGGCGTAAAAGTAACCTCAGATGCGTCTACATCTATATCATCATTGTCTGATTGTATATTACGAGGCACATGAGGCATAGAAAATCTCCAGGTCTATCTTGATTTTCGCAAAAAAACCACTAACATCCTTGATATTAACGACAGCAAAGAGTAGTCAAAGCAGAATAAATCTGTTTAGGGGTCATTTTTTTATCATAAGACTCTATAAGTCTGCATGCCATGCCTGCCATTACTGGGGTCAAAATACTTGTCCCTGACATCTTTATGTATTTATCATTCCTATACATAGTGTCCAAGCTCTTGTATGGCATTGCGACTCCCGGCTGTGCTCCTGGTATTTCTTGATACTGATCACCTTTCACATAGCCGACTGCCATAACCTCTGGAAACTTCGCAGGATAAACCATGTCTTGTTTTTTGGAGTTAATATTTCCTGCTGCGGAAAATAAGCAGATACCGCTTCTCGCAGCCTTCTGTATGGCATCCCTCAGTAATGGGTGTTCGATATCGCAGCCGAAGGACATAACAATAACATCAACCCTTTTTACGATGGCGTACAATATTGAAGCTTGCACGGCGCTATGCTTTCCTAGTCCGCTATCAGATATGCCTTTGGCATAAATAATTTCAGCGGATGGAGCGAGCCCTTGGATCTCTCCTGTGCCCTTTATAATACCAGCTACGCCGGTGGCGTGACCATGCTCATCTCTTGCGCCTTTTTTACTATCAGAAAAATCTATTGCATCTCCAAGAGACACAGGTATAGATTTGTGATTAGGATAGCCAGTATCGATGATACAAACACGAACCCCTCGTCCCGTCCCTCGAAGGGAATTATCCGAAATACCAAAATACTCAGGCGAGTATATTACTTTTTCCTTTAAACTAGAAACTGCATATCTTGAATTCGGTTTTGGACATTTAAACATTCCACTTCTCATGATTCAATATTATCCTGTTGCCATGACCAAAAAATTCAATCTCTGCATTGAAGCTTTCTGAGTCAAGGAACTCAACATGCTTTCTCAGCGCTAAAGCTGCATGAACGGTAAACAAATCATCCGTTATAATGCGTTGGCATCTATTGATTTCATCTATGCGTTTTAGTAAATCTTGTTTCAAAGGAACATGCCAAGGTTCAGAGAGTCTTAGCGCCAGGTTCTTCTTTACATATGACCGAAGCTCTCCATTGGATATAGCTATTCCTGTTTTTGTTTGCTTGGTCTTGTTCTTAGGATAATACGCCAAATCATAACCATCTCCTCTCCAGGAAAGTCCTGAAGCCCTAAACAAAATTTGCAATATATGCTTATCAACTTTGTTGCCTGAGAAATATGACTGAACATCTTTTGGACAATCAATAGAGAGAAAACCCTTAAGCTTAGTTTTGCTTACATCCTCTATATCTAGTTTTCTACCTATCTCAGATAAAGTAATTATAAAATCATATGAATCAATCGAGTTAGGCATGCCAATAAAGATGTTATCTATTTTCTTATTATATCTAAAGAGACAATAACTATCTTCCGTAGTCGCCCAGTCAAGAGACAGTCCTGCATTTTCTTTATGCAACCTCTTGATTAGAGAGGTAGCACATAGTGACTCCCAAGGTTGCCCATGATGAACAACTAGTCCTCTTTGTTTCTTTCCTATCATTATTTACTCGCCATCATCTAGAGAAACACCAGACTGTCTTATGTTATCCATAGTCTCCGAATCCATATCTCTACCGCTATCAAGGTCTCTTTGAGTTATATCAAGGCTCATAATACCGTCATCCCCTTCTTCTCCGCTACTAATTTTGTCGAGTCGATTCTGCCAACCGTCCTGTATGATGAGCTTGTCCAACTCTTGCTCTCGACTTGAAATAGGTTTATTGGATCTGTTATTATATTCTTCTTTTATTCTTCCTATTTCTGTTTCATCGATAATTTCAATCTTGCCTTTTCTTATAAGGTATTCAAGATCTGGGAATAAAACTTTAGGATCTCCAGCAAAGGAATGAACTGGTTTGCAGTCAATTGGATTTTCAAACACAATATCCTCGTCTTGGCCTTTGAGTATGAGCTTGCCCTTTGCTGTTGATCTTAGATATAGAACTCCAGTAGGCTCGACCGATTCAAAGCTCAAGCCTGTTACACTAGAAAGTAAATCAAGAACAGCATTGCCATCTACGACTTCCGCTTCTGTAACATAATAGACTTTTCGTCCTGCTATTTCTTTTGCTATGGCTTCCATGCTGTCTATGGGCATAACTTTCATGCCATCCTTTTGAGCAACAGTTACCTGCCCTTTTTCTGAATCAATTAAAACAATCATGCCTTCTCCTTTGCTTTGTCCCAAAGATATCTAATTCTCTCTTCAAATCTATCGGCAGAAGTAGAGAAAGAGTATTCGCTCATTAGGAGGTCTTGTAGCTTCTTGTTTTTATTGACTGACTCTTCTTCATGCATATAAACGTATCTCATTGTCTTTTTTAGTCTGTTGATAAAGTCATCAGACTTTAGGTTGGGCATTAGTTGCCCATCCCAATAGTGAACATGACTCGAACCTACAGGAACAGGCTGTAGGGAATCTATGTCTACCAAGTACGAATTATCTTCTTTCAAAAACATAGTATGACCGCTATGATTTGTAGCAATAACTGGTAGTCCGCATAAGGACGCCTCTGCATAAGGTAGACCAAAACCTTCCCCACGAGAGGGTAAAACAAACGCATTGCATGCGCTGTACACCCTTGGTAATTCATACTCAGGAATAACCCTGGAGCATCGGGCAATATGTGGAGGATTATCGCCACCATACAGCTCAATAAACTTATCTATTTCCTTCTTTATAACATCAGCGCGCTTGGTGGAATGCTGATATCTACTAACAATCAAAAGCGAAACGTCATCATCGCCTGTAAACTCTTGTAGATATGCTTTCAATAAGGCATCATAACCCTTGCGATATGCCCATCCGAATAAGCTACAAAATACAAAAGACTTCATCGCTGGTCGGAACTCGTGGGGTTCATGAGTTTCGTTATATAATTTGGTCTGTATTGGATTTGGCATAACAATAACAGGTCTAGCAACTCCATGCTTCTCTAGAATTTCCGCACAAAAATCAGATGTAACCCAAATCTCATCATACTGATTACATATATCTATTGTTTGCTGAGGAACGGATGCTGCTTCTACCGTTGTATAGAGTATTCGATAGGTTCTGCGGGGACTTATTCTTGAAAAACTTGGAATAATACTATCAATCCTTATCGCATTTTTTCCTACCTTCTTACTAAACTGAGATAGCTGCCTAGCTTCTAGTTCGTTGAGATCGCTTTTTCTAACAGTAGTAATATCCGTTTCTACACTTATGTTCCTACTGGCCAGCGCATATGCAAGATTTCGATTTGTCTTAGCATATCCACCTGCTTCGTAAAAGTGACCAGTAATTATGACTTCTGGATTTGATCCACTATCCATTCTTGTCTCCTCGTCGTTTATTTCTTCATCGCCTTGTTGCTTATGCTTAGATTGCAGGTAGGCTAAATTTTTCTCTATACGATCATTTGAATGTTCTACCACATCGAATGCGCCTAAGGCAACTAAGTTTTGAAAGGCTATGCTCTTTTTTACATCTTGCAAATCAATATGCATAACATCATCCGAATGAGGGATGTTCATGTCGATATCTTCGATGTAAACAGAGTTTCCGGTTGTATTGATGAACTTCATATATACTGTATCGACACAATTGAAAAAAGACCCGCAGAGCGAGCCTTCCTTCTTCAAGACACGGACCAAGGAATCGAACCTTGTCCAAAATCGTTTTTGGTTATCCCAGCAATAGCCCGCATACTCGCCGTCGTTTAGGACGGCGATGCCTGTTCCCAGGCGGGTTCTTATTGCGTTAGCGAATCAAGCGGTATCCCACGCCATCAACTTCGCCTCCGACAATTTTACTGAGTGGTTTACTTAAAATACTACAGACCATCATTATGTACCCCCTGAGGATTGGAGATCTCCTAAGTTTGAGTGCATCTACCCGATCTCTAAAGCAAATGCATACTTGCATCGTCCCTACTTTGTATAACAATACAAAACATAACCAGAAGACCATCTAAGAGGGTCTTCTAAATCTTGACTTGAACGGTCTTGGAATTGATATCTATATATGCCTGGAGGAGCGAATAAAACCGCTTCTTTTGCTTGTAGACGAAAAGAGCTACTCTCTATTGATTGCATTTTATGCTCCAAAGAACAAAGGCAAACTATCTATATCTATTACAATAATAAAGCTTTCGCTCCTTTGAATTACGCAGTAGATTCAGTAGTTTCTTTGACTTCTTTGACTTCGCTGACAATGCCTTCCTCGTCATCTAAGAAGAATTCTTCAAGCAAAGCCATGTCAGCAATCGTGACATTTGAATTTCCTATTGCTGAAATTGGAATCGGAGAAAAACTAACAGATATCGTCTCATCTAAGACTCCATTCCATTCTTCGAAGAACTTCTCTGAGTTCTCTTGGCTGACCTGCATACCAATTCCTTGCTCAGTCTCGATCTCATCTCCATACTTTCGGATTAGTTCTTCTTTCTGCTCGTTCAGGTTTTTAAGTTCTTCTTGAAGCAACTTTGCAACTTTACTAAAGCGAAAAGCAAACTTGGCAAGCATCTCAACCTTGATCAGGTTATTCAAGCTGCCACTCATTTCCGCCAACTGCCTGTAGCTAATATCCATCTGCATCCTTCTTCACTCCTTATAGTTCGTGTCAGCGTTTTTGTAAGCAACGCATTATTAGTATCGGCTCTTCTTTTGGCATTCGCCAGTTAAAAGCAAAAGGGGGCGAGCTTTCGCTCACCCCCTTGCTTAGTTATTGTAGAAACTATCAGCTAAACTGATTAGCTAGCTTCGTCTACTTCAATCTTAGAGATTGCGTAGTCGTTGATGACGGCGATGCCGACCTCTTCGTAGATAACCCAGCCGAGGCGGAGTTTCTTGGGGTCATCCGCAGGAAGGACAGTAATGTCCTGGCGAATTGGGAATGCGCCAACAGTGTCAGGCGAAGCGACGACAAGAACAGTGTTCGTTGGCATACGCGACGAGACGTGGATGTCAGCGGTCCACAAGTGACCGTAGAGACCAGTCGTGAGAATCTCACGAACTGTTGCCTCATCGTAGAAATCCTTACCGAAAGTACGGATGTCTGCGTAACGGTTAGCGTGAACAACAATCTTAGTTGCTACGAGGTCGTGACGCTCAATGAAGCGGAATGCAGAGTTCAAAGCCGTGGTCGAAAGCGAAGACATGTCCGTAACGATTTGGTTTTGAGCAGATGCATCAGCAGCAGCAATCAAGGCGTTAAAGATCTGTGTATCTTCTTCCTTCTGGATTGCTTCCTTAGCCTTGATCTGGGCACGGTCTACAATGTAGAAACGACGAGCCTTGATTTCAGACAAACGAATGGTTGGGTTCGCTGCGATTTCCCAAGTAGGAACGAGGATTTCCTCGCCTTCCTGTATCTGGTCAGGGACCGCACCACGACGAGCAACAACGTGAGCAGTTGAAGCGAGGTCACGCTCGTAACGAGCAAGAGCGCCCTGTGGCAACTCGTCAACCATAAGCAACTTACGTCCTACAGCCTGATACTCAAGCGAACGACGGATGGGCTCGACCATAGCCTGAGCGAGAGCCGTGCGGCCTTCTTCAGTTTCTAGGGCCTGAGCGATGATCATTTCTTTCTGTTCATCAGAGAGATTATTCTTTACATGTGACATTTTATATTTCTCCTAAGAGTCCCTTATAAGGGACCAAATTCTCGATACTATTCAATCAGGCTTTGGAGTCTAACTCCTCGCCTCGGACTTCCAACTAGTAACAAACTAGATTAGAGAGTCAAGACAAACCTGACATACGAACCGAGAGAGATTGAACCCTCTACGTCTGTGCCAGGAACACCGCTTGGGTAAGCGGAAGGGCCTTCAACAACACGGCCAATGGGACGGTCAGAGCCGGCATCGGTCGTGGTGACAAGTCCTGCGGCTGTGCAGAATGCAATAGCGCCTGGTGTCCAGGTCTGGCCAGTTGCATAACGGTCTGTGTAGAACTCGCCGCCGCCGTGGTAAACAGTCATCTTGCTCGAACCAGTTGTCTCGTCAAAGAAATCAGAGACACGGCTGGATGTTGAGCGAGTCGCACCTGAACCGCTGATTACGATATCAGCAGCGTAGGGGGTGTAACCACTGTCGGTAGCGAGAGTATCGCCAGCTAGACCCATTGTGGTCGTGTTGACAGCGGTCTGAGTAACGAATCCGTTTGCATCAAGGGTGACAAATTCACCTTCGATGATTGGGTTTGCAACCGCGTCGTGTGACGGGCTGACATCATAATAACTTGCAGTAACGTGATAAATTTCAATGAGTGCCATGTGGTTTCTCCTTATGGGCTTTAGTTCTGAGGGGTTTTCTTATCTTCGACGCCTAATACTGGCAACGTCATCTTCTGAAGCAACATCATTATCCTGCTGCAAACTAAACAATCCCTGAATTTGAGTTGTTAGTTCCGCATTCTTGTTTCTTTTATTGCTATTTTCTGAGATGACTAAAGGCTTTTCTGTGCCTTGTGCCACGGTGTCAAGTCCCTTTTGAACAACCCCGAACATAGCTCGCTCGATATCCTGAATCTGCTCAGGGTTATATCTTTCAAGCTCAGCAATCTTTGCAGGCATTTGCTCTGCTGAGATTATCTGAGATTGAAGCATGCGAGCCGCAACCTTAATGGCTTCATTACGTTGGGCTGTCAAAGACTCCGCATCGCCACTAGCGATGACCGTGCCTTTGATTTCATCCTGCTTCTCAGGATTAAATCTTTCGTTCTTATCATAATTCTTGTTCGAGCCGCCGCCTTCTGGAATGTCAGGCTGATGCTCTGGAGCCTTGGGAACATCGCCGATGCTCTCTTGCTCGTTACCCATGAAGGCCTTGTTGCCCGCTTCGGGAACATCAACATTATCAGACTCTTCAAAAGGCTTTATCTTACTGTTTTCAGGAGTATGCGAGTGGTCCTTGTTGTCAGAGATTGGTTTGATGTCCTCATCCTCTGAGTTAGGCTTCGCCTCCTGAATCTTAGTTGCTACCGAAACAATGCGTTCTGCGAGGTCGGAAGTAATATCGCTAGTCTTTACAACGTCGCTCTTAAGCGAAGCTGCTCTACTATTTCCTGCTCCCTCGTGGCCGCCAGTAAACTGATGGCCTTTTTCTGCTGTGTAGCCTTGTTCTTTTTCATGTCCCATTTCGCCATCGCCAGCAGGGATAACAGGCTGACCCGAAGGTACTGAGTCTGCGTCCTCTGCTCCCATGGTTGCGCCCTTACCTACTGAAGGGGCATCGGGAGAATCAAGAGACAACTTGTCTTCATGACCCATTTTAGATGCTGAAGGATTGGAATTTGGCTTGATATCGCCATCGTCCTGAACATTAGTTTGCTCAATAGCAGATTCGCCCGCTGTCTTAGCAAGTAACTCAGCAACCCGAGTAAGGTCAAGACTTACTTTGTGAGACTTTGTTATTTTACCAGGCTTGAATGCCTCGGAATCTCTCATTACCTGCTCCTGCGATGGGACTTCCATACGATTCTGTAATACTTGCGAGGATTCCTTCTTTATTCCTTCGGAATTATTAGAGTAACCATGACGCAAGTGGTCTCCCTCAACTATTTGAGAGCCATCCTCATCTTCTTCTTTTCCTTTTGGATATTTTCCGTCATCGTCAGAGTCATCATCAGGATCTTCATCAGTATTCTCATCAGAATCGCCGTCTTCTCCGCCGAAGCCAAGAGAATTATCAATAGCCTCTCCGCCTTCGCTGTCATCTTTTTCTCCGTCAATAGGAGTTTCTAGGACAGCATCTTCAACGGCATCAGCAACGCCGACAGCGGTGTCAAGAGCAACGTCAGCAGCTTCATCAACTGCATCTACTGCATCCATTGGTAGAACTATCTCAGCTTCTCCCTCTGGAAGAGCGAACTCATCGTGATGCTCTTCTTCTGAAGGATCTATACCCAAGGCCTTGTCGATAGCTTTGTCGAAGTTTTCAAGAACATCGAGAGGAATCTCAACGCTTACAAAACCAGCGCCTTCTGCCTCTCCTCCGAATGGGTCAGCCTCTTCAAAGAGACTCATTCCATCAGAATCAGGTTCCATAATTTCATCAGAAGTTTCCGTTGAATCTTCGAATGGGACATCAAGCTCGTCTGCGAGGAGTTCTTCAATTTGTGCGTACTTAGTTCTCATCTGGTCGCAGATAAGCGAGGACTGCTTAGCGGAGAACCCACTACGAATGAAGTCTTCAAGACATTCAACGCAACCATCAGGCTGTGACCAAATCTCTGCAACCTTGATTGCAAGCTTGTCGCTATATACGCTTGCCGAAGCCAATCTCTTACAGATAGAATCAACAAGGTTCTCTCCCTCATCAGGGCCGCTCAAAGCAAGAGCGTTTTCGCCGAAGCGACGAGAAAGGATTTCTCTACAGTTTTCTGTTGGGAATTCAACGCCAGGACCGTATGCATGTGCTGCCTTGAACTCGCCAAGAACAGAAACATTAGAAGCAGTCTTAACACGATTGAGCAAGCCCTTGTTGTTCATGGAAAGTATAGTCTTACCACGATCTTCGAGAGATAGCGATTCAAATTCCTTATCATTCATACCATACTGTCCAAGAGCCTGAGCAAATGTCTTCTTGAGACGGCTGCAAGATGGGCATTGGTTAGCTACAGGTGGAGTCCATTCCCATTGAACGAAGAGTTCTCCATTTTTCATAGCCTGTACCATACGATAACGACGACCTGTGTTCAAGCAGAAGCGTTCGTTATCGCCGACGCTAATGGTTGCAGTCGAGCCCGTGTAAGGACTTACTGATCCCAAGACAATGTTAGATTCCGCAAGCTTCTCAAGAGCATGATTGGTGATTTTGGTGTAAGCTGCAACAGGAACGTCCCCGCCGAAGCCGTCATCGTCAAGAGCGAAACCTTCGCCCTCAAGACCACCCTCGTCATCATCTTCGCCGCCCTCTTCAGGAGTTAGGTCAGCCCATTTGGTAACTTCAATTTGAACCTTGAAGACAAATTCAGAGCCACAGTTATTACACTTGCCTTGTCCGCCCATGATATCAACATCTTCAGAACCACAAACAGGACATTTCGAACCTGGAGGGGCTGCATCTAAATCTCCATCAGCCAAATCGGTTTCCATAGCAAGAGGGTCGCCAGCGTCAAGGCTCTCAACAGGAGCAGCCCCGCCAGCGGCGTCAGGAGCGGTTGGGAGCGAAGCTCCGCCACCCTGTCCATCGCCAAGGCCAGTAGGCATCTGTCCGCCCTGCATCTGAGCAGTCCTATTTAGAGTCTCCTGGCGAGAAGCTGTACGAGTTTTAGCAGAAGTAGAAGTAGCGGCCTTCATAGTAGCTTCCATAGCTGCTTCATCGGCAGCATTCTCTGCTTCGTTGCTGTCCCATATTTCCTCGTCATCGCCTGTTTCTGTGTCTTCTTTATTGTCGCCCCAAGCGGCTGCTTTGAAGTTATCAGCGCTAAGCGATGCGTAAGAGCTAAGCTCTTCGTCAGTTGCAACCGATTCTGACTTAGCAATAACCTCAAAGGTTCCTGCTTCTTCGTCAATATCTACATTTGCAATTATTACAGTGTTATCGCCAGTTTGAGCCTGAACATAAGGTAGGGCTCTAGCAAAGAACGAAGGAGCATCCTTCGAATCTACGCCTTTGAGATCCTCGGAAAGAGTTCCGCAAACCTTATAAAGCCCATCAGCATTAAGTTCCTCGAATGCAGCAGAGAACTGAGCAGTCTTATCAATGAACGAAGTCTCATCATTAGCAGAAGCCATCTTCTTCTGAGCTACACGCTCAGCGGAAGCAAATGCCTGCTTATCATTGATTGAGAACTTGACCGCATCAATAAAGTCTTCAGCCCTAGCGTAGCCAATGTTATCGCCCATAGCTCCAAGAAGAGCATCAATTGGTTTAACATTAGCAGGAGAACTAGCTACTCGTGAAAAGTAGTTACTACGAACACGAGCATCGTTTCTCGACTCAATCTTCGAAGGCATAGCGTTTACGAGAGTCAGGTATGCTGCCTTCATGTGGGACTGAGGAGTATTAGTAATGCTTGCCACAGCCTTACGGAGATCCGTAGGCGAAAGACCATAATTAGCAATAGCGTCCGAAACTGCGGATGTAGCGGAACGAACCAGTGCCTTGGGGTCAAAGGTATTAGCAGCCTTCCAACGAGACAAATCGCCAGCGTGAGGCATTGTACCCTTCTGATCTTCAAGCTGTCCTTGAGTAATTTCGGCAGGATCTACCCAGCGATGATTATCTCTAAGACCTATAAGCTGAGCCTGAGAAATCTGATCAGTGTAGTCTTCTGAGACATTACCACTAACCTCTCGGCTCATTTCATCCCATTGCTTCTCTGTAACTATTTCAGGGAATGAATTCCAACGAGCCAAATAACCATCGGAAATTTCCTCAAGCTGAGACTGTGTGATGAACTCATAACTTCCTGAACGAGTTTGAGGCGACGAAGTAGTCGTGTTATTGACCTTCTCATCGCCACCAATCTGCTCATTACCTTCAGTAATGGTATTATAATTATCTTCGGTACGACCATGCAAGGGAAGGTTGGAACTGTCCAATTGCTTCTGAGTGATAATCTCAGCTTGCTCTGGTGTAACTCCCTGACCTGCCGCTGTCTTGTTCTGGTTAGACATTGAACCTGACTCCTTTTCATATCCACTTAGTATTGTTTCCGCAGCCTTTTGTGGATCATTTGACATCATTATACGCATCTCTGCGCTGAACTCTTCCTGGGAAGACCAACCGACAAGGTTGTCATCGTTCCATCTTCCAACGTGCGTTTCGCCTTCTACGTTATGCGCAATGGTTACTCTACGGCTCCCATCTCTTGCTTCATAAATACTTTCTGGGTTAGTCATCGACTTCTTTCTATGTTCTAGCAAAGTCTGCGCCCGATCTAGCCCAGAATGAATCTTCTGAAGATTATCTCTTATCTTGTAAGACTCTTTAACAAAATCCTCCCTTAATACTCCATTAGAGGAGGAAAAAGTAGGACGAGTTACAGTTCCAACTTCATTTCCAAGATTTCCTGTTTGAACACCAGGAACTTGTGGTTGAGGTGGAGGAGCCTGTTGTTGCATTTGATTTGGGTCTGCAAATTGTTCTGCTCCACCACCATCGGCAGGGGAAGCAGCCTGATCTGTTCCAAACATAACTTCTGATTCGCTTGGGGATGGAAGTTGTGTATAGCCCATTTCAATAAGTTCGTCAGTAGTGCCTTGGACCTTAGCAAGGACATCAATAAGGTCGCTTGCATATTCCATATCGACCTGCTGCTTCTGAGCCATTATCGAACGAGTTACCTTCTCTAAAAGATTCATAGCCTCGTTTAGAGCGTCTACTTCCATTTTGCCCGCTACCTTTTCAAGGGTACCAGAAACAATCCTGCTTTCATAAGAAGCTGCGACTTTCCGTAATTCTTCAACTTTATTTGCAAGCTTACTTTCTACAGCCGGAAGATTTAGAATATCACAAACTAAGCAATCATGACATGCTGGATTGACAACAAAACTATCTTCAATAAAGTTGATGTCATAGTTCCATTCGAAGACCTTTAGACCCTCAGTAGCATTAGCCACCTTCTGTCCAGGCTCGCAACCGCAAGCAGGACAGTTGTCATCTGGACTATTAGGGCTTGCATGATACTTGCAATCATGATTTCTCTGTTGAAACTTACGAGTCTTCTGATTTTTTACATGTGTGCAGAACTCGTCAGCAGTATGAGCCTTGTTATGACAAATCGAACAAACTGAGTGTCCAACTTGAGCGCCCATAGAAGTACCAACGATATAACCCTCTTGAATACCACGAGCCAACTGAGGATAAGCTGTCTTGTCAACCATGTTGACGCAATAGATACCTTTAGATTCTTCATCGTACCAAGCATGGACGACCTTGCCTCTAGCCTTCTCTACATCATCATTTTGATGGTTTACAAAAACTGGGCAACCTACAAAGGTGTGAGCAGCTTTCTGTAGTTCTTTTCTAGAAAAGGCATCGCCATTATCGTTTACCTCATCTTCCTTGATTGCAAAAACTTTTACAAACAAGTGATCAGGATTACTACCAACAGCAGCCTGTAGGTCAAAGCCATTCAGGTCTATTTTCTTATCTTTGGTAAGAGACGCTGTTTTTTCTAGATACTCAGTATTAATAAGATCCCAAACGCCACCAGTAGGTACGTTTAATGGCTGAAATGGCATCAAGATGGATGCTCTTTTAGTAAAACTCATAGTCTATGTCCTCTTTACTTAAAGCCTTTATACATGCTACTGCTAAAAGTCTATAAATCCTTCTTATTTTCTAGAAAGCCTCTTCATCAGATTCCTGATAGATGACGTTCTTGGACCCAATGTAGTGTCGTAATCAACGGGCTCATTTGATATATTACTTGGACCAGGTAGGTTTCCACCAGGCTGAGTAATTGGCTGCTGTGGCAATGCGGGAGCATCTGCTGGCATTTCTATCGTCTTTCCAAGAGCATTTTGTGCAATCCTTGCAGCATCAGCACCGATAACAGACAGGTCTGCATCAGCATCAAACTTCAAAGCCTCAGCCTGAAGAAGTTGGAATGCTTCTTCGATAGTGTCTGTAATCTCAGTTTTCCAAGCATTACCACCTCTGTCGCCCACGCCCTTCATTCGACCTGGAGCATGGTTGGTCATATGAAGACCCCAATCAATGCCTCGATCAACTGCAAGAGAATTACTCATTGGGTCTGCTGATGTTTCAGGAGACATCATCATGGGAGTAGTAATCTCGGCTTGTCCTTCTCCGAAATTCTTTGCCTGACTAAACACAGGGCCAATAACAGACAACCGATATGAGTTGACCGAAACCTTGCCCTGACCAAGAAAAGCCGTAAGCTCTCTCAGCGACTCAAAGCTATGAGGATTTTTACCGTTGCCAGCAGGCGCTTCTAATCCGCTTCTAAAGTATCCTGTACCATCTTCTGCGCTAAGTTCTGCCATCAAGCCTTCAGAAGGAGTAAACTTACCCATTGCTCCCTGTGTTGAACCTTGACCTTCTCTTGAGGACTCAGGTACAATAGCGACTTCTGGTAGAGATTGATTCCAGCCTTCTTTCAAAATAGACTGAAGCTGCGGAACAGACATGGGATACCAACCATCTGCTTCTGCAACATTGCGAAGCATAATAGTCCCATCCTCATTGAGCTTCATTTGATATAGCTCACCCTCAGCAGCGGCTTGCTCTCTAAGGAGATGCAGATCATATGCAGATCTTGCTCTTGTAACCTGTGCAGGATTGAGATGACTCTTAGGAATAGGATCTCCAACTGCATTAGTTGCAACATTTCTTCCTTCCATTTCAAACATGCGACCTNCCTAGGTTTACTCTTTTTGCTGGCTCGATATCGATACCATTAGGACCGCCTCTAATAACAACGTTTGAAGCGCCACTCTTAGGGTCTAGGTCTCCTTTGAATAATCTCCATCGAGGCTTGGGATTTCCGCTTGGATCAAGAACAGGAACAGTGCCTATAGCGTTGCTGCTGTTTGAGGTATCAATAAATATGCCTGCACCGTTAGGAGTCTCTTGGATTGAATAAGAACCCCAAGGCCATCCGTTATTCTCTGCTACATTAGCAGGAACCTTACGAATTTCTCTTGCTCTTGTTCTTTGTCCCTTTTCAACGCTTTGGCCTTTCTCTTTTGCATACTCAGCAAAGGCGTAACCATAATGACTCATCCAATAAGGAGAACCGATGCCCTTGCCTCCGCTTTGATCAAGATTAGGCAAAACGATATTATTGTCCTTGACAAACGCAAGAGTCTCTCTTAGATAATCAGGTAGGGCTCGAACTTTGTCAGGCGCATCATTGCCAATAAAGTCCACTGCGTAATATGCAAAAATCATTCCAGCATACTTCGTCAAGGCCTTACCAGTTGCGTCATTCATTGCAAACTGCTCAAACTCAGATCTGAAGTCATCAATTTTTGTTGTTAGTCTTGCAGCTACTTCAGGAGGAAGTGGCCCACCTTGAACTAGGTTTGCTACGCCAGCGCTAAACTTCTTCCATTGAACTCGCGAGCCATCTTCTGAACCACCGCCGCCGCCCATGCCTTCGAACATTGGCATATCAGCTTGTCTAACAAGTTTTCTCATAACGGATTTTATATTGGTTGGCTTCATAAGTTATCCTTTAACATGTCTTGAAATATCAACGTTCTGTAAGTGTTCTTGAGTGTAATTGGGTGTCCCACGAGGAGTCGGTACGCCCCACTTCTCGTTAGCGTAACCTAAAGCCGCTTTTATCGTCTTAAAGTATTCTCCGTAAGGACTATAAGTCTTGCCTTCTCTCTCTGCTGGTGGAGGCAATCTCTTAACTCCTGCAAAAAACGATTTACCCATACCGCTATGGATTGAAGGACCAACAACAACGTAATAATCTGAATTCGTTGTAGAGTCGTGTCCTTCCCATCGGAAATAACCGCTAGGTCCAAGTTCCTTATCGAATTTCTTTTTCAGGCTTTCTGACTTTTCTTGATAGCTCTCGTTCCATTGGATACCTCGCTCCTTGATGGGAGTTCTACCGCCAGTATGCTTTGCTATCTTAGAAAGATCAAAATTAGGCATTGGAATCCTCGATAATTTCTGGTTTACTATGTGTCAGAACATGCGGACTATCCGTACTCTGAGCAGACGACTGAACGAAACTTACCTTATTATTTGAACCTTTTTTGCTCATTTTCCTTCTAAGTTCTGTAGCTTCTACAATAGCTTGGGTCAAAAGGTCTTTAACTCCATTCGCATTTTCATTCAATGCGCTTTCACTAACTCGAACTACGGTCCAACCTTGCTGAGCCAACTTTACATCTCTTTCTTGATCTGAAGTCTTATCTTCTTGGCTTGTATGCCACTTTTCCCCGTCTGCTTCTATATTTAGACCAATTTGAGGATAGGCAAAATCTAGAGCATAAGGCTGTGGCTGTCCAGGTACCTGAACTTTGTATTGAACATAGATTTGCTGGTTAGCTCCAATATCTTCCAATATACTTAGAGTTTTTGCTTCCGGTTTTGTTAGTTGCATCTGTTGAGACATAACAGGCTGAACTTCTTCTTCTTTTTGGCCCTTGCCTCTCTTTGAGATCTTTTGTGGTGGAGCGCTTCCTGCCGCAGCGCCAGGCATTCCGCCGCCCATGCCCCCCCTGACGCCCATTGGGACGCCGCCGGGCGGCATTCCCCCCGGAGGACCGACCAGAACTGGCTCTTCGCGTAGGTTGTG